TTTTGCTTGAGTATTCCCTGACAAACAGAAAAAGTTTTGGGAACAAGTTTTTCTTGGATTTCAGGGAAAAAATCACTTGTTCCAACGTAAAAGCGGCTTTTCGTATTTTGCTTGAGTATTCCCTGACAAACAGAAAAAGTTTTGGGAACAAGTTTTTCTTGGATTTCAGGGAAAAAATCACTTGTTCCAACGTAAAAGCGGCTTTTCGTATTTTGCTTGAGTATTCCCTGACGGTCACGTGACAAACAGAAAAAGTTTTGGGAACAAGTTTTTCTTGGATTTTTGGGAAAAATTCACTTGTTCCAACGTCAGTGCGGCTTTTCGTATTTTGCTTGAGTATTCCTTGACAAACAGAAAAAGTTTTGGGAACAAGTTTTTCTTGGATTCCACGGAAAAAATCACTTGTTCCAACTTCCGTGCGGCTTTTCGTATTTTGCTCGAGTATTCCCTGACAAATCACGTGACAAACAGGAAAAGTTTTGGGAAAACACTGTTTTGTGTGTTTGACGTACCGGATTTCCTAAAGTTTGTGAAAACATTGTTTCTTTGTGTGACACACCGGATTTCCTAAAGTTTGTGAAAACATTGTTTCTTTGTGTGACACACTGGATTTCCTAAAGTTTGTGAAAACATTGTTTCTTTGTGTGACACACCGGATTTCAGAGCAAAAAGTGTAAACGTTTTGCAACATTTCCAGAGCAAAAAAGTGTAAACGTTTTGCAACATTTCCAGAGAAAAAAGTGCAAAAAAGTGTAAACGTTTTGCAACATTTCCAGAGCAAAAAGTGTAAACGATTTGCAACATTTCCAGAGCAAAAAGTGTAAACGTTTTGCAATATTTCCAGAGCAAAAAAAAGTGCAAAAAAGTGTAAAGTTTTGCAACATTTCCAGAGCAAAAAGTGTAAAGTTTTGCAACATTTCCAGAGCAAAAAGTGTAAAGTTTTGCAACATTTCCAGAGCAAAAAGTGTAAACGTTTTGCAACATTTCCTTAGCAAAAAAGTGTAAACGTTTTGCTTCAAGTTTCCAACGTTTTCCTCGCCGTTTGCTACGCGTTATCGTTGTTGTCATGACAATTTCTGTGGCTATTTTCCGTAGTGATGACAATTTCTGTAGCTATTTTCCGTAGTCATGACAATTTCTGTGGCTATTTTCCGTAGTCATGACAATTTCTGTGGCTATTTCCCGTTGTCATGACAATTTTTGTTGGGTTTTTGCATTGTCATGACGATTTCGATCCACAACTGCGTATAAAATGGTCCGCATTTTCGCTACCATACTCATAACCATGCCTGCTCCAGTCATTTCTACTCCGCCAGCTGCTTTTATGGCTTCGACTGCTTTAGCTCCTTTTTCGGCTGGAGCCATGATGTCGACGACGACGTTTTCATCGTTGACATCTTGCGATTGCTGTCCTTATTTAAATTCTTTGGGTGAGTTTACTGTTGTTTTGCTGCTATGTTGAACTTTTACTTATCTGTGTGTATCTGTGTGTATGTGTGTGTGTGTAGGGTTTTCGCGATTTCGTTCCCCTTTTTTCAAGTATTTCATGTCGGTGGACAATCGAGCGAAAACCATCGACTCGTCCGCCGCCTCGTGTGGCTTCTATCAATCACATTCTGCTTACGTAGTTTTTAATTGCTTGAAATGTCTCAAATCCCAATTGCAATGTCTCTATATATTTCCCTATAAATCGACGCCCATCTTTTTTAAAGTCTGCAACTGCGGCATGACGGGAATTTCGACGCAGATTGTAGGTGAAATGTTTATGATGGAATCATTCGGTGCCATGTTGCAAGCCACCGTGAAAGACATTTGGATCCAGAAATTATGTATTTACTGTGGCAACGTTGACTCTCATTCGTCGAGTTGTATTTTTTACCAACACGTGCCAGGTAAAAAGTCTCGCTCGACGTGCGTCGTTTGTTTCGAAGCCGCCACCATTCTTTTTCCCTGCAAACATGTCGTTTGTTGTCCCAATTGTGCTCTAAATGTCGACCACTGTCCGCTCTGTCGCCAACCTGCTGATTATTTTAAAATTTTAACTTTTTAGCCTATCCGATGCAGATGAATCATCCGGCGTGGGCCAAATTTGAATTGCGCTTCATCTCTTATAACAGAGATCCCAATTATTTGCATTTAGCTTCTAAAGGCTTTTTTCGTCACGCTTCGTGCAACGAAAACGTTTGCTTTGTCTGCAACTCTATCGATGAACACGCCCTTTTTTGTCCTCTGCACGACCAACGTACGCGAATCTCGGTGAATGACGCCACTCTTTGCGACGAATGTCCCAACACTGCAGACACCGTTCTCCTACCGTGCGGATGTTCGTTTCTCTGCGCCACCTGCGCTTGTCAGTACGGCATCTGCCCTCGCTGCAATACCAATATTACCGCTTTTGTTACGGTTTTTTTGAACGATGAATGAAAATTTTTTTTCTCAATAAACGAGTTGCATCATGAATACTATTTACTGCTTTTCTCTCGATAAAATGTTTGCTTCTTTTTTTAATAATGTCGCTACAGCCATTAACAGTCTAACTAATAAAGATTTTGAGTACTTTTGGAAACGCGGTCTCTATCGCCTAGTTCCTCTCACCAAGGGAGGCTTTGGAGCCATTTACGAATTAGAAATCAACGGTCACAAGGTGGTAGACCGCAAACAAGCTGATGTCATCGTCAAAATGAACAATAACGGTTTCAAACAATCGGCTCTTTTGTTTGAAGGCGTTTGGTTGCTCGACTTTGATTTGGCTGAAATTTATTTTTGCCCATTCATTTCCTATTTGAACAAAATGAAAGTCTGTCCTTTTCTCTGCAACTACATCAGTGCCAACATTGTCGACAAAGATTACGTTCTCTTCATAGAACGCTACTCGTATGAAGTCATGACTTTTTTACCGCATCTCACCGTCGACTACGTCATTCAATTTCTTTTCCAGTTAACCTATTCTTTTTACATTATCAAGCAATATTTGGGAATGGTACACTTTGATGTTCATTTACGTAACGTGATGGTGGCCAAATCGACGTCGTCATTTCTTTTGGCCGACGCCAATAAAAAACGAGGCATTTATCTGCCTCACATGGCATATGAAGCGAGGTTGATCGACTTTGGATTTTGCACCATGGATTTGCGACACAGTATCGATCCTCATTTGAGAGGCGATTTCCAGTGTGCGCCGCACAATTTCAGTCGAACACCAGCCATATCGGAACTCTTCAAGACAACTAGAGACACTCGCTCTAAACTGCTCACTGTAGAAATACAATATTTCTGTTTACATCTCTATCAGATTATCGCTCGTCAAGCACCTCAGCATCCCATTTTAAAAGCCATTCAACAATTTTGCGATTGCATGTACGACCAGGTGGTCGATTTGACTCAACCCGCTCTCCAACGCGATCGTTTCATTTTGCCGCAACACGACGTCGGTGTCGTCTGCGCGGCCATACGTAAACCCAGCGATCTCATTGTCGGGCTCGAACGCTATTGTCATTTGTACGGCAGTGTCATTTACGACAAGGAAAGCGATCTTCAAATATCGACGCCTTTCAAAAACACGACCGTTGTCAAGGAAAATGCCAAACTCGTTTTGAACGTCAACAAATTGCACGTCTATAAAAACTATCAAAATTTTATAAAAACATCCATACCGGATATTCGCTGGTTTGAATCCACTTTTACCGTCATAGAAAACACTTATGGTCACGTTTACAAATTTCCCATCAATTGTTGGGTCGATAAAATCTCTAGCGACCGTTCGCCTTACAACGCCATTTCCATCTTCAGAAAAGATGTACCCTACAATATTCGTAATGCTTATTTGACGCATCACGGTGCTCGCGTCACGTTTCACGTCAATCGGCGTACGGAAGACTTTTCAAACTCGTTTTACGCAGGTAAATTTCTCTTCATCAAAGGTACACTGTACGCTTGCGAACATTTGCCTCCGCTCATGTTTGGTCTTTCTGATGATTACTTTTGTATTTTCAGTTTCAAATCGGACAAGTGTAAATACGTCGAGAAAATTATCCAACTTCATCACCTCAACTATCTTATCGATGCTTCCAATGCGTGCGGTTTTCACTATCAAGGAGATCCTATTTACGGACACATGACCACGAAAAAACCTCTATTTTATATTTCGATTAATAATGAATAGAGTTTCATAAAAAAATTATTTCTATGAAACTGTTTTAGTCGGATTGTCTCATTACCATTAAATTAATTGTATATATCAATAAATGAATGAAACGGCTAAATTAGCTCTCTTTGTGGCTTTGGTTATGTTGGTATTATCTGGGGCTATTTACACTAGCGCCTACTTTAAAAAGACTGGTCCCGAAGGTCAAATGTTGAGTTTAGTTCCCGATCGGGTCGTCGTCACCGATCCCGTGACTGGTGCTCTCATTTCGTCGTCGGTGAAAACCAAAGAACTCGCCGAATGTTGCCCTCAAAAAATCATCAATGACACGACGGCTAGTTTGACCAACACGTTCAGCAGTAGTTTTACCGACAAGAATTTTCTGCGACGAACTAAATTGGAACCGGGCGCCATTTTAGTCGCCGATGCCGTCGGCAACGTTTCCAGTTCACAAATCGGTATTCCTTTCATCACGTCGTGTTGCGAAAGTATTAAAGCGTTAATCGACGACGTTCAGCCTAAATCCGATGGTCTTTACAGCAGTTTGAAAACGGATGCCACGTACGTTAAAAAACCGGAAACAAGTGTCACCCAACGACCAGTCACGTACAACGCCTATACTGGCGCACTGGAAATGGTGACATTGCCGGCCAATAGTATTTTATCGACCGATACCAACGGCGATATCGTTACCACACCCTACAGTTTGCCTTCGTGTTGCGATAAAATCAAGGACACGATCGTCGACTACACTACCACGTTCAGTTCCAATTATATTGATACCAATTACCAACGACGAGCTGTCGCCGGTTCTCAACATTTACTCATGATGGACGACTACGGAAATTTAGTCGACAGCGGACTGACGCCCACTATCGTCAATGCGTGCTGCGAAACGGCTCGCAACGCTTTGTCGCCGAGCAATATTATTGACGGCGGTGGCAACGCGTTGTACAGCGCTCCCAAGATAGACGCCACGTTTCAAAAGAAAACCACGGCTCCGGCTAACGCTCTCCTCATGCCCGATGCCAACGGCAATCTGGTTGACAGTGGATTGACGCCGGCGGCTATTCAAGCGTGTTGCACGCAAGCTGCCAACGCCGCTTCTGACTCGCTACTCAAATCAGATATCGTCGACACGTCCCTCTCGGCGACTAAATTGTATTCGTCTCTGAAAATTGACGACACGTTCCAGAAGAAAGCTATCGCTCCTGCCAATGCTATCGTCGTCGTCGACGCTAAAGGCGATCTCGTCGACAGCGGGTTCACTCCACAATTTCTTCAAAATTGTTGCGCTCAAGCCGCTACCGGTTCAGCCAATGGACTCATGAAATCAGATATCGTCGACACGTCCACGGCCACCGACAAATTGTATTCGTCCAGCAAAATCGATGCCACGTATACCAAAAAGACGACAGCGCCAGCCAACTCGCTACTCATGCCCGACGCCAACGGTAATCTGGTCGACAGCGGTCTCACGCCTTTGGCTATTACCACGTGTTGCACGGCCGCTATAACAGCCGCCAATGAATCGTTGAAAATTGTCGATATCGTCGACACGTCTACGGCTACCGATAAACTTTATAGTTCTTCGAAAATTGACATGACGTATCAAAAGAAAACCACCGCTCCAGCCAATGCTTTACTCATGCCCGACGCCAACGGTAATTTGGTGGACAGTGGACTGACGCCTAGTGCCATACAAGCGTGTTGCACGCAAGCCGTTGGCGCTGCTACCAATTCCTTATTGAAAACAGATATTGTCGACACATCGACATCTACCGATAAACTTTACAGTTCTTCCAAAATCGACATGACGTATCAAAAGAAAACGACAGCACCAGCCAATTCGCTTCTCATGCCCGATGCCAACGGCAATCTAGTGGACAGTGGCCTAACTCCTACCGCCATCCAAGCGTGCTGCACGCAAGCTGTTAATGCTGCTACCAATTCCTTATTGAAAACCGATATTGTCGACACGTCGACATCTACCGATAAACTCTACAGTTCTTCTAAAATAGATGCTACGTTTACCAAAAAGACGACGGCGCCAGCCAATGTGTTACTCATGCCAGATGCCAATGGTAATCTGGTCGACAGCGGCATTACGCCGGCTTTCATCAGTGCTTGTTGCCAAGAAACGGCTGACGCTAAAATTGGCGTTTCCAATGCTTTGATGAAAAGCGATATCGTCGACACTTCCACTTCGGCTACTAAACTCTATTCGTCAAGTAAAATCGATGCCACCTATCAAAAGAAAACGACCGCTCCAGCCAATTCGTTGCTCATGCCCGACGTCAATGGAAATTTAGTCGACAGTGGCCTCACTCCTACAGCCATCCAAGCGTGCTGCACGCAAGCTGTCGGTGCCGCCACCAATTCCTTACTGAAAACCGATATTGTTGATACATCGACATCTACTGACAAACTTTACAGTTCGTCCAAAATCGATGCTACGTATAGCAAAAAAACGACAGCGCCGGCCAACTCGCTTTTGATGCCTGACGCCAGCGGCAACCTAGTGGACAGCGGATTGACACCAGCCGGTATTCAAGCGTGTTGCACGCAAGCTGTCAATGCCGCCACCAATTCCTTATTGAAAACCGATATTATTGACACGTCGACATCTACCGATAAACTCTACAGTTCATCCAAAATCGATGCGACGTATCAAAAGAAAACCACGGCGCCGGCCAATACGTTACTCATGCCCGACTCTAACGGTAACTTGGTCGACAGCGGCATCACTCCGGCTTTCATTAGCGCCTGCTGCCAACAAACCACCAACGCTACTACCGCTGTGGCCAACGCTTTATTGAAAAGTGATATCGTCGACACGTCCACTTCGGCTACCAAACTTTATAGTTCTTCTAAAATCGATGCCACGTATCAAAAGAAAACCACGGCGCCAGCCAACGCAATCTTGGTTCCCGATGCCAACGGCAACCTAGTCGACAGTGGACTGACACCGACAGCCATCCAAGCGTGCTGCACGCAAGCTGTCAGTGCCGCCACCAATTCCCTACTTAAAACCGATATTGTCGACACGTCCACGGCCACTGACAAACTCTACAGTTCGGCTAAAATCGATGCGACGTATACCAAAAAGACGACAGCGCCAGCCAACTCGCTGCTCATGCCCGACGCCAACGGTAACCTAGTGGACAGTGGACTGACACCGACAGCCATCCAAGCTTGTTGCACGCAGGCAGTCAGTGCCTCTACCAATTCCTTATTGAAAACCGACATTGTCGATACGTCCACATCGACTACCAAACTTTATTCGTCGAGTAAAATCGATGCTACTTATGCCAAAAAGACGACCGCGCCAGCCAACTCGCTTTTGATGCCTGACGCCAGCGGCAATCTAGTGGACAGCGGGCTGACACCAGCCGGTATTCAAGCGTGTTGCACGCAAGCTGCCAGTGCTGCCGCTAATTCGCTTTTGAAAACAGATATCATCGACACGTCCACTTCCACGACGAAACTCTATTCGTCAAGCAAAATCGATGCCACGTATCAAAAGAAAACGACAGCTCCGGCTAATGCTTTGCTCATGCCCGATGCCAATGGTAATTTAGTCGACAGCGGCATCACGCCGGCATTCATTAGCGCCTGCTGCCAACAAACCAGCAACGCCACTACAGCTGTAGCCAATGCCTTATTAAAAAGTGATATCGTCGACACGACAACGTCCACTAGCAAACTTTATAGTTCTTCCAAAATCGATGCCACCTTTCAAAAAAAGACGACAGCGCCGGCCAACGCAATCTTGGTTCCCGATGCCAGCGGCAACCTAGTGGACAGCGGATTGACACCAGCCGGTATTCAAGCGTGTTGCACGCAAGCTGCCAGTGCTGCCACCAATTCCTTATTGAAAACCGATATTGTCGACACGTCCATTTCGGCTACTAAATTGTACAGTTCATCCAAAATCGATGCCACGTATCAAAAGAAAACGACAGCACCGGTCAATGCTTTGCTGATGCCCGACGCTAGCGGTAATTTAGTCGACAGCGGACTGACACCCACAGCCATCCAAGCGTGCTGCACGCAAGCTGTCAGTGCCGCCACCAATTCCCTATTGAAAACCGATATTGTCGACACGTCCACATCAGCGACGAAACTCTATTCGTCGAGCAAAATCGATGCCACCTATCAAAAGAAAACTACCGCGCCAGCCAATGCTTTGCTCATGCCTGACGCTAGCGGCAACCTAGTGGACAGCGGCTTAACACCGACGTTCATCAACGCGTGTTGCACACAAGCTTCCAACGCGTTGACGGCCAGCACAAACGCTCTAGTGAAAACGGATATCGTCGACACTTCGACATCGGCTACTAAATTGTACAGTTCAACCAAAATCGATGCCACCTATCAAAAGAAAACGACAGCTCCTGCTAATTCTATTCTCATGCCGGACGCTAGCGGAAATTTAGTCGACAGTGGCTTGACGAAAACATCTATCGAAGCGTGCTGCACGCAAGCCGCTAATGCCGCTACCAATTCCCTATTGAAAACCGATATCGTCGACACTTCGACATCGGCTACCAAACTCTATTCGTCGAGCAAAATCGATGCCACCTATCAAAAGAAAACCACCGCGCCAGCCAATGCTTTGCTCATGCCTGACGCCAACGGCAACCTAGTGGACAGCGGCTTGACACCGACGTTCATCAACGCGTGTTGCACGCAAGCTTCCAACGCTCTAGCTACAAGCAATAACTCTTTACTAAAAACCGATATTGTCGACACGTCCACATCCGCTACGAAACTGTATTCGTCTAGCAAAATAGATGCCACGTATCAAAAGAAAACTACGGCTCCCGCTAATGCTATTCTAACGCCAGACGCTAGCGGTAATCTAGTAGATAGTGGTTTGACGAAAACATCTATAGAGGCGTGTTGCGCTCAGGCCGCCAATGCCGCCACCAACTCTTTGTTGAAAACGGATATCGTCGACACGTCCACGTCAGCCACGAAATTGTATTCGTCCAGCAAGATCGATGCCACTTTCCAGAAAAAGACGACGGCTCCGGCCAAAGCTCTGCTGATGCCCGATGCTAGCGGTAATTTAGTCGACAGCGGTTTGACTCCCACGTTTATCAACGCGTGCTGCACGCAAGCTTCCAACGCTCTCGCTGCTAGCAATAATTCGTTGTTGAAAACGGATATCGTCGACACGTCCACTTCTGCCACGAAATTGTATTCGTCCAGCAAAATCGATGCGACCTATCAGAAAAAGACGACGGCGCCGGCTAACGCTCTGCTGATGCCCGATGCTAGCGGTAATTTAGTCGACAGCGGCTTGACTCCCACATTTATCAACGCGTGCTGCACGCAAGCTTCCAATGCTCTCGCCGCCACCAACAACGTCCTCTTGAAATCCGATATTAAAGATTCCGGCTTATTGGGTGCTCCGTCTACCACTTCATTGTGGTCATCTAGTAAAATAGATTCGACTTTTCAAAAGAAATCGACGGCTCCGGCTAATACGTTGTTGATGTTGGATGCTAATGGTAATTTAGTGGGTGCCGGTTTCACTTCCGCTCAGCTTGAAACGTGCTGTTCGACTTCCAATCAAAGCGCGACTTCAACCAGTTTGTTGTATCTCCAGTACACCAACGTGTTTGCTTATTTTAATGCTGTAGCCAATACGTGGACTTTGGCGTCGTACTTTACCAAACGTTACGACACTACCGGCGGCTGGTATGCTAGTGGAAAATTTCAACCTAAAAAAGCCGGCGTGTGGTCGATTCGCGCGACTGCTTGGGCTCCTCGAACATTGGGCGGTAATCGTATTCATTTTTGTTTGGCTCAAAATGCGGCCATGAATCCCTTGTGGCAAGACGTCAATTCGTGGAATAATTCCACGCAAAGTAATTTGACAACATTTACGGCTAAAGTCGACGCTATTTTTGTTTTGAATGGATCCACCGATTACGTGTCGGCGTATTTTATGACCAATTCGTTGCCGCAGGATTTCGACGTTTTGGAAAATTGCAACATGTTTCAAGCCTACTATTTAGGTGGCGCTTAGATTCAAATCACTTTCTGAGAGATTCGAATCTTTATTCTATCGAAGGAAACGACGTCAATTCACTCGTGGTCAAACTTGTACTACTACTGCTACTGCCATTATTTCTGACTCGTTGAATGATTGTTCCCAGTAATCCGCCGATAATCATAGTGATTCCTACGTAGAGCAACCATTGGTATCTATCGGTAGTTTTAACAGCGGTAACGTCAACGGCGGCCAATTGAACGACTCCTTGCGGGTAAAACTGAAATTTACATCCGTCGCCGCTCTTGTAGAAAGTGATTTCGGGCACTTGTTTGGCGACGGTGCCACCCGTTTCCGTCAGACGAGCGTCGACGACGCGACACGATGACGATTTCAGGCACGCATCCATGGCTTGCCGAACGATAGTCGTCCTTGGAACGCTACCGTCCACATTACCGGTACAGGTGTCTCTGAACGGTCGCGTGTAATTGGACGATTTCATGTACGTTTTTCCTAGGGTAAAGTACAAGGCAAAAAACACGCCTCCGATGGCGATCATGAGAGGAAAAACGAAACGCAAAGCGTTGGACGTGACTCGCGCCGCGACCAGCACGGGCACGAGCACGAAAGCCAAAACGGCCGCCGCTAACCAGGCCAAATTGAAACCTTCCAATTTCGATTCGGCTTCCTGATTCAATCGTTGTTGCACGTCGTCGATGGCTTTCACGCCGAGCACGCTTTTCAGCGCGCACTTGTCGAATATTTCGCTCATCTGACTCAGAACGTTGTTGGTAATGTTGACGCTACCTTTGACGTTCTTGATGGTGATGCTTTGCACGTTGTTGGCGTTCAACACGCACGATTGACGGATAGCGTTGTTGATGGTCGTTTGGCTTTTCACGATAGATTCTGCCGTATTCTTGGCATCGTCAAAAGTAAAAAAATTCAATCCGCTCACCAACGATTTCGCCAATTGATCGAGTTGCACGCCGATTCTTTTTTGCGAATCGACATTACTGATGCTGTCCATCAATACCGTCATGTTGACTTTGGCCGTTTGCGTGATGGTGTTGCCGCTAATGTTGACATCGCCACCGCTACCGTCGACGCTGATGATTTGCGTGTTACTCGTACTAATGGTGCTCGTCTGTACCGTTTCAGCGGCTATTTTCGAATAGATATCTACGACTGCTTTAGCTACGTTAGTCGATTTAGCATTTCCCATTTATTATGCTTCTTTTACAACAAGGAAAATATTTTTTCTAATGTCAATGGATTCAAGAAATTTTCATAGTGATCCATGCACGTTTTCCAATTGTTCGGTCCGCATCCGGTGGCTTTGAATTGATCCGTCTTGTCCTGGCGCACGCGGTAACCGTACCACGCTCCGACTTTATCGGTTGACGCCGCGTCTTGATTGGCATCTTCCTTCCAGTGGCACTCGACGACGCAATCCGTTTCCTCGCCACGATACTCGCTGCACGGTGTGAATTCGACCAGAAAATAATTGGCGTCTGTATCGGGAGGCGTGTCGTTCAATTCGTCGTACTGCGCTCGAGCAATGAGGCACCAACATTTGCCGTCTTTGATGTAGAAATCGACCGTGTCGTTGGACTTTTTGTATTTGTACACGGGACTTTTGCCGTGAACTCGCGTTAAAATGAAGCCCTCATCGACGCTATCGTAATGATCTCGAATGTAATTGAACGGGTACGACGTAAAGACGCAATTGTTGAGAAATAGGATCTTGTTGTCGACCAATTTTTTCAGGGAATCGTGTCGTTTCGTGTAATCCACTCGAAAACTGTTGGTCTCAAACAGATAAATAACGTCGTCTTTGTTTTCGTCGCCTTTGATGTATTCGCCGTAGGCCACGAATTCCATGTGAGGAAACGTCGGCACTTGGCACACTCTCTTTTCGTTGATGTCGTACGCGTATCCGTCTCCGTTGATGGCCACCAGTTCTCCATCACGTTTCTTGGTCACGCCGTACAAACCGTGAATGGTCGGTACCGTAGCGGCAGTCAATGAGAAGGGTTTCTTGAAGAAGCGAAACAACATTGTGTGCAGTGTGTTCAGAGGATACTGTTAAACTTCCAACCTAGCGATTTAAAGATAGTTTTGCAAATTTTATCTGTCAATAGTTTTCTTTCATTGGATTTTATCAACATGAAATGATCAGCGTGAACGTTGATATTGTGATGCTTTAGTAGTAAAAATAAGATGTATTGTGTATTAAAATTTTTCTTATTCAATTCCTTGAAATTCTTCAACTCCATATTGATGATGTCAAATTCTTGCAAGAGCTGCTCTTCAATGAAGGAAATGTCGCACGGAGGTTGACCCGTAATCAAATGGTGAATCAACACGTAGTCGTCATAGTACTTACTGTAGCCTAAATTTTTCATAATCATACACACGTGACTGAGACTGATGGTCGTCAACCGATAGTCGCTCAAATGGTTACTAATATTTTCTAAAATAGTTGGAGGTATAGTGTTCTTTTGTTTACCCTGAAAACGTATCATGCAGTCGCGAAAATGTTGGTTTCGATCGTAAATGTATTTGGGATTGACGCGCGTCGTGTCCGTATTGCTCGACTGTATAAAGTAGACTTTCTCCGATTTGCACGTGTAGCAAATGTTGACTGTTTCGTCGAAAAAGTAGCCGAGAGTCGAACCGCAATACTGGCACGTGTTCGGATCGTCTTTTTGCTGATCGACCACTTTGACGTTGTAGTAGTACTTTTTGTAGCAATCAAAAATTTCCCAAAAATTTTTCACCACGTACGTTTTACGCGCGTGATGCTGCTGCTTGGTGCCGTCCTCTTTCTGGAAGAACGTGTTCACCGTCGGCATTTGCATCAGCTGCACGTACTCTTTGAGAATCGAACGAATTTCTACGAAATAGAAACGAATAAAATTAATATTTTTAATGGTGGTACGAATCTCGTCCAGATCGTCAATCAAGTGACTGCGAACGCGTTCCGAGAGCCACGGTTGCGACAGGTAGTCGCACACTTGTTGTTCGCGAGTCGTCAACCCTTCTAGCTGACTAATTTCCTCCTTAAAATGTGTTTCTATTTGTTTGTGAAATTCCAAGATATTATCCATCTTTACATCTAAACTAGGAATTTTTAATCAACAAAAATCTATTCTGGCGTTATAATAAATATATTATCAAAAAATGGCGCAATCGAATATCACTTCAGGATTTATTGATATTGCAACATTGGATGAGATCGAAAAGTACATGTACTCGGGACCCGATGCCATCGTTTACTTTGTCCGCTCCACCTTGAAATCGACTTGGTTCACTCAGATTCCCGTATTGTTGTCGCGCAACAACGGCAATGCCGGTTTCGGGCAAGAGTGGAGTGTCAGCGTCAGTCGCGCCGGTGACTACCTCATTCACGTGTGGCTTCGCGTCGTCGTTCCCGCCGTCACTCTCAAAATTACCAATAGCTTTGCCGCCAACGGTCGCCTTCGTTGGACCAAAAATTTCATGCACAATCTCATTCGAGAGACGAGCATTTCTTTCAACGATTTGTTTGCTCACACCATCCACAATTATCATTTGGATGCCTATTCTCAGTTCACTGTCGAAGCTAGTAAACGCGCCGCTTACGATCAAATGATTGGCAACATTGGCGACATGATCGATCCTCACGGTCCAGGAGACACTATTCCTAGTCAAACGCTCAATCTCGTTTTACCCTTCTTTTTCACTCGCGATGTTGGCGTCTCTCTACCCACCGCTGCCATCCCTTACAACGAGATGCACATTAATTTCCAGTTCCGCGACTGGAAAGAATTGCTCATTTTGGACAATGCAGCCGCCGCCGGAGCTCAAGTCAACGTGCCTGTTGTCGGTGTCGATATCGATGCCGCTCCCGTCTTGGAAAGCGTTCAAGTATGGGCCAACTACGCCATCGTCAGCAACAAGGAACGTATTCTGATGGGTAAATCTCAACGTACCATTTTGATTGAACAAGTTCAAATCGCTCCTCGTCAATCGTTCAATCCCAAAGCCAATCCAGTTCCTAGCTACGACGTTCGTTTCAATCACGCCGTCAAAGCCCTCTTTTTCCAGGTTCGCAATTCCACATTTGCCAATCAGTGGTCCAATTACACGACTGCCTCTCCCGTCGTCACTCCAACTACTACAGCTATCGATTACGAAAGCCGCTACGCTCGCGATCCCATCAAGCACACGACGCTCATCTACGAGAATTCCAATCGTTTTTCCAACATGGGTAGCGATTATTTCAGTCTAGTCAATCCCTACTATCACGCTCCAGCTTGTCCCACCGACACTGGCTACCATTTGTATTCGTATTCGTTGAAATTCAACGATCTCGATCCCATGGGCAGTACCAATTACGGTAAATTGTCCAACGTCAGCTTGGTGCCAGCTGCTAGCGATGACGCCATCATAGCCAGTAACGGCACAGGCCCCGTCTTGTCGGGCACCAATTTCGGTCAGACGTTCGAATTTATAGTCACCGTCATCGTCAACAATATTATCCGCATTGCCGGCGGTACAATGGGTTTCCCTGTTTTGTAAATTGAGAGTTTAAAAAGTGAGCTTGTACTAAGAAATTATTATATTATTATAATGAGTCTAAGATTGAAAAAAGAAAGATGGCAACCGGACCCGTTTGTGCCGCCTTTGACGTTGGAAGAAACGCGAGCCGCTTGCGCCGCATTGCACATTGTCGACTACCCGCAGGTGGAACGCGCCGTTCAAGATCCACCCATCGAAGGTCAAAAGTATGCTCTTTTTAGTTTTTTCCCAGCCGCTCCCGGCGGCATCAACAAGTACAACGTGTTGGCTTTCGCCAAAATTAGAGGCGTCTACGCCACCGAAGAAGAAGCGGCTACGGCTGCCAGAAAAATCATCAGAAAAACAGACAGTTGCAACAAGATTCACACCGTCGTCGTCGGTCGTCCTTTCCCCATCTGTGAAGCCATCATGGGTAAAGTCGTCGATAAGGTTGTTCTCGATGACGACTATCAACAGGCCGAAAAAGAGATGCGAAAACGCGCCGAGGCCAGCGAACAGGACACGACTCGAGAACTTCAAGATCGAACCAAAGCGCTACTGGACGACGTTGACGAAACCAAAGCCAAAGATCCCGTTGAAACGTACATTGTCAAACGCAACAAAATGGCCACCATCGCCGCTCTGTACACTCAACACTTGGAGCAAATCGAAAAATTTAAAACGATCATGATTAAAACTCATGGTGAAATTATCGAGTTGGAAACGCCTGAAATTCTCGCTTGCTACCAACAAGTTTACGACGCCAAATGTCAAGAATCAGGCATTGTCCCCGACGCCGTTATACAATCCTATTTTAAAACGATACCATCCTTTGATTTTTTAAATAATAAATGTTAGAAAGAAGTCAAATCATCGCCATAATAATAATTATGATTGTGACTCCTTGGCTCATGTGGATGACGATCCCTTTTGGTAGAGATGGCGGCAGTAGTCCGTCTCCAGGTGGTGGTGGTGGTGGCGGCGGAAGTCCTACTCCCGGTGGTGGTGGTGGTGGTGGCGGGGGTACCACTCCTCCGAAACCGGGTCCGACCCCGAACGGCGCGTTCCCCACGTCGCAAGAAATCATGTTTAAATCCAAAGAGGAATGTCAGACGAAAGGCGGTGTCTTGAACTGGGTCGGCGATTCGGTTTTGTTGACGTGCAACAATATCGTCCGTTTTGGACAGCCCGAATCGCCCATTTTCAATGAATTGGATCAAGTCAAAGCGGCTATCGCTTCGGGCGCTTTGAAACCGGCTACGGAAAAAGATCGATTGGTCGAATACTTTAAACTCGTCTATCCCAATTCACCGGCGACATCGTGGTCGTCGATGAGCGAAGCCGATCTCGTCGGTCGCTACCAAAAATTGGAAATCTACTACAAAATGCCTCCGGAAATTCAACCAGCCACGCCCATTACACCTCGTCGCGATGTGACGAATCAGTTTTTCCGCGTACCCAACGGCGTGACTCTCGATCAAGACGCCAATGTTTTGGGTCAAGTTGGACCCTATTTGGAAGTCATTCGTTTCGGACCCATGTACTCGTTTTTCGCCGACCCGACTCTTTTTGTCGGCACCTATTACTATCCCGTTCGCGGTTCGGGACTCTACTTGCCGTTGGGTAAAACCTTGGTGGCCTACAACAAAGTGCACGCCATGAAACTGTTGGGTGCCGCCAACGACCAAATCGTTTTGTACGGCGGTCGTGATTTCCAGTCGTTTTTGCGTCGCGATTCGGAATCGGCTGAATTTACAGCCGATGCTTTTGTCAGCGTGTGCGCCGTCAACAAACGAGCGACCAGCAACAATCCCGGTTGCGATAAAATCTTCAACTATTTTGCCAACACTATTCGCTACAAAGCCAAAGCTCTCGATCGACTCGTCGGCGAAATGGCCGCCGGTAAATCTCTGAGGTACGACACTCGAGCCGTCAACGGTGTCACTAAAAAGACGTTGGTCTACTACGGTTGCGGCGACACGGGCGATAAATTTCTGGCTCAATTGGCTCGCAATCGCGGCTACAATACGTTGCAATTTTTGCGCGAAGCTCAAATGGAATTGGACGGAGACGCCATCGTCGGCTATGAACTGTTGCATCTCGTCGAAAATGCCTACAGTCAAACGGCCCTCATGCGACTCGATCCCATGCGTATGCCATTGTACATGCCCGAGGGAACGACTCCGGCCATTCCACCAAACTATCTATTGACTAAAGATGTTATGAGCGTCGACGTGAAGGCCGTCATCAATTCAGAATTTAAACCGTTTAATCAAAAAGTCTTTGACATTGATCTCATTGTACAAGAACGAAATTCGAGAGCTCCAGCACCTCCGCCAAATCCAAATCCAGCACCTCCGCCAAATCCAAATCCAGCACCTCCGCCAAATCCAAATCCAGCTCCAGCTCCAGCTCCAGCTCCAAATCCAGCTCCAGTAGTCGTGGGCGCTTCTTGGGGTCGTCGTTATTAAAAAATTTCAAAAATATATAATGTGTTTTTGAAATTTAATCCGAAGAGTCTTCCGTATCCGAAGCCAAAACGCTAGTGATTTTACTAAACATCAGAGGAATGTCTCGCATGCCGTCGTCGGTCACGGTTGTCGACGACGTCGTGATGGTGGTCGAGGCGGCGGTCGTCGATCGTTGCTCTTTCAATTTCTTTTGGTGTTTGCTGCATTTCGTCGTGTTTCCGGAATTCTTTTGACCGCACTGTTGCCCGATACGTTGACCTTTGGTGAACGTGTGAGTGCACTTGTTGTCGTCGTTGACTAAAGTCGCTACAGTATCAGGGTCACTGCCATTCCACAACGTTCGCAGTTCCAATTCGTTCAGAGAATACCTGACAGATATTCTATCTATAAATGCGTCCACTGTATTTTGTTGTGCTTTAACCAAGTCATTGAGTAGTTCTAAAATGGTACTGACTAAATTTTCCGACATGGTGAACGTTTGATGCAACTTTCAAAACACGAGCGTTCGTCACCGTTTCAATTCCACGACTACTTGGCATTGTCAGCAACACAGCTTAAATAACCCACAATGGGTTTCTTTTTAGTTCCATGCGCTGGGCATCGTTTCAATGTCGAGACTGATTTACCTTTTTTTATTTCAGGTAAATGTAGAATAAATTATGAACAATTATCTGACGTATTCTCAGCTTCAGGGAAATCAACCTCTGAACAATAAAAGTATGGATAAAACCTCTCATTACGAAAAAGAAAAACCACCTCGTGACTACCCGCACGCTCACGGTCAACCGTTGACGCAAATGCCCCAGTTTTCCGATGTTCTCGCCCACTCACCGGCCAGACAATCGCATTCCATCATGGCGAAAGAAGTAGTTCCTCTGCATCCCGCTCATCCTGCAGCGCAACCCGTCAAACACACGGCCGTCGATAAAATCGTGCGGCAACATCGCAGCGACAACGACCACGGCGGCGAAGATTGTCCCATTTTCAGTCTCTACAAAACCGATTTGCAATTCAACAAGTACATTGCCGCCACGGTCGCTGCTGCTGCTCATCAAAATGTCTTTCCCGTCGAATTCGATTGGCGTCATCACGTGTCTCTTCCCGTCGCCCGTCATCAGGGAACGTGTGCCAACAATTTCGCCGTCACCGTCGTCTCGACTCTGCAAGATCGACGCATCGTTCACGGCGAACCCGCGTTCGACTACACACCTTGCATGAAATGTCACTCGGCCGAAGGTAATGCCGCGCAACTTGTCAGTCAATTGTCGTCGTCGACCACGCCGCGTTGCTCGTGTCTCTCTAAAATTCAAGCCACCGTCGACAATGTGCGCTGGCTGACGGACATTGACGCCATCAAACAAGCGATCGTCACTCAAGGACCCGTCATAGCCGGTATGTTGGTCTACTCCAATTTCTTGTCGGGTCATTTCGGTGAACACGGCATCTATCTCGATCGTGTCGTCACTCATCATCCGCACACCAAATTCGCGTCTCCCGCGTCTCTCGTCGGCGCCATCACGGTCGTCATCGTCGGTTGGGGTGTCGCCGCCGACGTGCAAACCAGTTCTTTCACCTACGAATCGGTTCCCTACTGGATTTGTCGCAACACTTGGGGCCCGCAATGGGGACCGAACGATGGCTACTTTAAAATCGCGACGCATCGTCACAATAAACATGTGCAACTCGAACGACCCTTTCATTACAAGCAAGCCCAGTGCGGTGGAGTGATCACGTTCGATTTACGTCCCCTAGCCAAAGAGTCGGCTTGGTCCACTTACGGCATTCCTATAGCTGTCGCCGTCCTACTTGTCGTAATGCTTTACGGAGTTAAATTGAAACTTAAAAGCGTGCGCAGAAGGTAAAAACGAAAACGAAATGTTTTGTCTATTTGAAAATTATTTATCGTCAAAAGATCGAGACGTTCAACCAGTCGACCATGTCGACGTTGAATGTCAGCACGTCTACTTTGAAAATAATGACGGGACATTTTGCAATCGTTGTCGTCAACAAATGACGTGTCAAAACACCAACCAGGACCAAATTCAACAAAAGGCCAACATTGGCATTCGTAAAGAAATGGAATTTTTAAATCTCAGTCCGGAAATTGTCGAAATGACCAACAAGTACTTTATCATGGCCTGTAATCAACGTATTCATCGCGGAAACTACCGAAAAGCCATCATTTGCGCGTCGCTCTTTCACGTCTTGATGCTGAAAAAATGTCCTCAAAGTTACGACACGGTCATCAGGTGGTTTGGCTTGACCAATCATTTCGCCAATAAAGGCTTCAATTTAGTCAAACTAAAAATACCCGAATTGTGCTACCTGCGCGAGTCGTACTCGGACACGGCCGACATGATTTTCAAACACATCGGTCTCGAAAGGGACGAGACCTTTTTGAAATTCATCAATCGTCCCGATATTATGGCTTTTATTCGTACGAAAATCAATCGACGCATGTACATGATTGTCGCCGCTTTTGTTTTCATTTACATTCGCCGGCAATACAATCCCTCTATTGTTCTCGTGGATTTCTGTACCAAATTGGAATTGTCACCCACCGTTGTCGAACGCATTCTGAAATCTATTCCCCAAGAAATACATTTCTAAAAAAGTGTGAAAATTTTTTAGAAATATTTGATTTCATCTACATAAAGCTATTTGAGAGAGACTGCGCGCGCTCATCATGTCTCAAGCCAGGTACGATCAATGTGAACGCTTGTTGCGCACAGACGTTCACAAATTTGCTCTCGCTCTCATGGTGGACTACTCGTTTCAAAATACCATCGACTGGCCGAATCTTTTTAAACAGCTACCGCTTCACATCTCGTTCCCCGTGCACGTGCCCGAAAGCTTTAAATTGAAACTCGTCGAATCGCTGGTTGATTGGAAAAAAATGAGCCGCGAACCCGAACTCGCCACCGATATCATCGATATTTACGGTCACCGGTTGGACTGGTCGCTCATTTTACAGCATCGTTGCATCCCTCTACCCGCCGCCATCGTCGCCAAATATCAATCTAAATTCGATCGAGCCATTTGTCAGCTGTTGAACGATATTATTTAGAGATTTCCTACCACATCTTGACTCTCTTCAATCACGTATCCATATTTCTCTTTCAAAAGATCTGGATTCGTTTCTTTGACGGCCTTCCATCTTTTGCCTAGCTCTCGTCTGACGTCGGACGCGTTCATGTCGGGATGATCCTTTTTGATGGCGCGTCGTTCGTCGGTACAAAACAAATTATAAATACTCGGTCGGGCGTTCTTTTTCGGTCGCACTTTACTCTCCAAATACTTGTTGTAGCGCTCCCTGTCGACCATAGCCTTGTCGATAAACGGTTGTTTCTCCTGGTCGCTCAAATTGCGCCACGACTCTCCGAAAAGAATCATGACCTTGTTGGGTTTGATGCCGGGATTGGTTTCCAAAATCTCGCGACGTTTCGACTCGCAAAAAAAGAGGTAAGCGCTAATGTTTCGCTGAGGTCCCTGGACGACTTCTCTCTGTTTCAAGCCCAACATCAATCCCACGCGTTTCTGAGTCTCGCCGCTGTGCCATTTCTCGATCAGGTCCACGTTGCCAAACAAAAAGTCGTCCGACATGAATTGATTGATAGCATTAAGGATGGATAATTTGGATTTCGAAATCATGGTAATGGTTTTCTTAATGATGGACTACTTTTAACTAAATTAAACTGTGAGGAGAGAATAAAAAATCATGTTGACACCGGCTATTTGTCAAGATTTGGTAATGAAAACGAGTGACGCGTGCGGGTGCGGTCCCTTGGACGGCTGTCAACATCCGCGACACCAGCGACCCTACAAAATGCACGAATGGATGACGCGCGTACAGGCCATGAACAATTTGACCAACAAGCAGGGACGAGTGTACACGGCTACTGTCCGTCACGACGACGTCGATCATCGCGTCGTTCTCAAGCATTTCAACAAGCCGGCACTGTTTGATCACGCCCGACGCGAGTACGTGGCCGGACAGCACCTCAACGCTCTCAACGTGCCCATGTTTGTCGAAACGTACGCCTCGTTTCATCGCAATTCAGGACCCTACAACTTGACGCGTTTCGTCGACGGTGAAACCTTCAAATCGGCCATGTCGAAAATGTCGCGTCAAAAATTCATCACGCTCACCATGCAAATGTGCGTCGCGCTTGAAATGGCTCAATCGGCCTTCCGTTTCGGGCACTACGATTTACATTTGGAAAACGTCTTGATTCATTTTTCTAGTAAAAAAACGCAAATTCTTTTCGATCAATATCACGTGTCTTTTTCCAATTGTTTCAATCCCGTCATTATCGATTTTGGCATGTCGTGCGGCAGCGATAGCGTCACCGGTGAAACGTGGGGCATGCGACAGCTCGAAAAGAAAGGCATCTACGAACATTTGCGTCCCGGCTACGACATGTTTGTCTTTTTTCTCTACTGTCACCAAGAGCCGGGTAAATTCGCCTTCTTTGACATTGTCGTCAAGGTGCTGGAGAGTTTTTACAAACACGACGTCGATCAGCCGCGTCAGTATTTGCAAACGTTGCGACGCGGAGCCGACAGTAAAACACCCAAACAGCTCTTTGAATTTCTCGTCCAATTCTCGACGCACGTCATAGTCAAACCTCGACGCGTCTACACGCTAGGCGCCATCCAACCTCCGCCACCAGATGCCGTCATTGACACGTACGTCGACAGCGTCTTTTATCAGCAGTTACCGTCGGCAGAGTTGACACCTCAATCGGACGCCATGGCTTTTCGCTCGAGTAAATCCGTGGAATTCAAAATCAACATGTATTACAAGATTTGCCAAACGTCGCTGACGTCGTCCTACGAAAAATGGATCAAGATATTTGAGCGCGAAGTCAAGAAATACTGGAAAGAAAAAGACGCTCAAGAAGCTCGAAAAAGAATTAAATGGCAATTACCTGTTTCAGAAATTGCCAATGCGTCTTGAACGTGGACTATAAGGACACGGCCGATTTCTACGAAGATGACGACAAACCCAAACAGTGTGCCGGCGTTTGCGTCGTCAGTCGTCGCGGTATTTTAATCAATCAATCGTACAATCTCTACTGGGGTATTCCGAAAGGCATCGTCAACGAAAGCGAATCGTTGCGCGAGTGCGCCGTTCGTGAACTTTTCGAAGAGACCAACCTCAAGTTGGATAAGAGTCAACTGACGCGCAACATGTTCAAATTCAAGTACAAAAACATTAGCCGTCAAGTGTGCGTGTTTTTCGCTCACGTTGACGCCGTTGACGTTTTACCTAGGATAAATACGGGAAACGATGCCGAATCTACCGGCTGCGGTTTCATTCATCCCAAATGTCTCCTCGAATTATTTTATTCTGGAAAAATTAAGATTAATTATTTCACTAGGGTTCTCATTAATAAAATCTTTTTATGACATGAGAAAAAAGCCGACATCCTGGTGGCGAAACATTGGCAAAGGTCGTTTGTTTCTCATTGCCTTTGTCACGCTGTGCGTGTACGCCATTTTCAGACGTGCCCGCGGCGTTCGCGGCACTAGCGACCCCCATTTGCTCGGCAGCGATTGGCGCCAACGTTTTCCTCACGCTTTCAGACCAGTAGACACGTCCATTAGTACTTCAACCGCGCCGGCCGACAGTCGCGGTGAATTGGCTTGCCGACGTCACTTGGAGGAGCGCTTCAATCGACCCTTTCCCAAAAAGCGTCCCACTTTTTTGCGCAATCCCGTCACTAAAGTCGATCTCGAATTGGACTGCTACAACGCTGAGCTGGCTCTCGCCGTAGAATATCAAGGTAAACAGCATTACCACTACGTGCCTCATTTTCACTCGTCGCGTGACGCTTTTCTCAATCAAAAGTATAGGGATCAAATTAAAAGAGATTTGTGTTTGAAAAACAATATTGTTTTGATTGAAGTTCCCTATACAGTCATTGATATTGAATCGTTTTTGGATTTGAAACTGAAAGAGCATGGATACATCTAAACCGTCACACGTCAGACAATTATTTCCAGTAGATTCTTTGCCTCTGACGCCTTCACCTTCGCCGCCGCGTCGAAAAATCGCCGTCGCCGTTCGTCGTCGCTTTCTTACCCCCCATCCCCCGGTTCCTCTGCATCAGCTCATGTCGGAAATGTCTCTCGTCGGATCATCGGAACGTAAACGCAAGCAAACGTCGCCTCGTAAATTCACCGTCGGTCCCAAACGCAAAGCGCCATCGTCGGGAGTGGACCGATCGCCGCCACTTTCAGAACCTGTACAAAAATCTAAGAAAAAATCTCAACGTCCAGATTTGGTTCATCCTCACCATCAGACTAAACTTTTGGTTCCATTTGTGGTCAAAGCCGGTGATCGATTGATTAAGAATCTTTTCCCTTCTCAGACCATCACTATGCAAAAGAACGAGTACGGACTGTACGTGTACGAGGGTTTCGTTTTGGATAAGAAATCCGTGGTTGGTAAATATCTGGGTGATGGTCAAGTTACGCCTTTGACTGACGAAGATTTTGAAAAGGCCAAAGAATTAAAAATTATAATATAAATGTCTCAGTTATATCAGTGTATTAAACAAGCCTCGATAAAATACATGGATGTCGACCCGAGAGAAATGCGAGCCTTCATTTTGAAATGTAACAAAACATTAGACATGCAATGTATCATGATGGAAATTGTGGACCATTTTGTCGACGAAACGGCGACCAAAGTCGGTGCCGTTCGTTGCGATGAAGACGACTACATCAACATGGTTCTCGACTTGGAAACGATTCCTTTTAAATTGATGGTCTTGTTTTACACTTTCCTGTCGTTTCACGCCAACAGTGTGGCCGTCGATCGACAGCGATTGGGACATTGAATAAAATTTCAAAGATGTTAAAATTTTTGAAATTTAACCGACAGCCACTGATGTGCCGCCGGCCACTGGTACTTCTACTGGTGCCGTGTTACACTTTTCCATGTGGCTAATAATGATGCTCTCGTCTAGACTTGTCGTCATTCCCACATTGCTAAAGTGTACGTTCTTATCGTTTTTCAGCATATTTTTCAGTTCTTTGCAAACGTTAATGTTCAAACAGTCGTTTTCGTAAATAGTCTTACACAACGAATATTTGGAGGCGAGTTTGGATTTGCGGCTGTTGACGTAGTTTGATTTGCCGCGGACAATTATATATTGATCGTCTTCGATTTTGACGAGTGAAATTTTTTCGTAACACGTTCGTTTCATGATCTTTTTGGAGATTTCCAATGGCTGGTGCTGAAATATGCAGCCGCCACTGTCGGCGATCGTGTCGAAATAGTTTTTCACGACGAGACAAAAATCGCGACACACGCGTTCGACGATCGTCTCGTTGATGCCACTCACAATAACTTTTCCCGATTGAAAAACGAGAAAAGTGATGTAATAGTCTTTGCGTTCATCTAGACCCAATTTTTTACTGCTGACGCAATCTTTGTAAGGCACGTGCTCTACAAAGCTGACTTCGTCAAAGAAGCTGACGTTACGGTGCATGACCTCGGTCGTTCCGACGTTGTACTTGCACGTGAACGTGCCGGATGTTTGTGAATTGAAGCACGTGTAGTTATTATAGTGAGGAGCTATCGTTTGGAAAAAAGTCATTAGACTGTCGGGTTCAATAGGACGATTAAGGTCAAGGACAAAATTACTCATAACTTCGTAAATATAAATTTCGCAAGTATCATTTTCGTACATTTTGGGATACAATAGTTTAAGTAAAGAGATAACATACTGAATGGCTTCGTAAGCGCACTGAAGGGTAATATTGCCTGTGAATTGAAAGGAACCGTTTTTACAAATTTTCATGGAAATTTGCTTGTTGAAACTGAGAAGGTAGAGGTCGCAAGTGAAGGCGTTTTTGAAACCCGTCCGCAATTGGATGATGCTGTTAACCTTTTTGTCGTTGAAGATGTATTTGGAAAACAATTCCATACATTCTACAATGTTCAATTTTATTTCTTTACCGCTGGCAAATCTAGTCTTTCCCACCATTGTTCTTGTGGTGCAAAAGAAGGAACCGTTGTCGTAAGATGAAGGCATCATGGTGGTATTGGTTACGGCGGAACACATATTAACTTAGACATAAAGAAAGAATGTGTAAGATATCAACTTGCTTTTAATCAGAGGATATTTTTTTTAAAATCGGTATAACTCTTGAGAACGATTTCGTACTCGGCTTGGGTGACGATGCCGTCGGTGAGCACGTTGTCGACGACGTGATCGAGATGCGACAGTGTCGCTTGCGATCTGGCGACTATACTGGCGTATCGCGTCTGTTTATTTTTGTTGCGTTCTTCGGCGAGATCGCAGCAACTCGTCACCGCTAGTCCGCCAATAGCCAAGGGTACGGTGACGCCTACTGAAATGGGGAAGATGACGGCCGTAGCCACTAGGGGAATGGCGCACACGTTGACGAGCGAACGTATCGATTCGTTAAAGTTAGCCCAGCCTTTTTGTCTGCCCAATTTCTTTTCGTATTTGGCGAAGGTGTCGCGTACATCTTTTCGAGTTTCTTCCACCTTTACTATGCGTTTTCTGTTCAATTCCGACAGGTCGTTGACGTATTCGAATGGAAAATTGTGACGAGGCGGCGCCGTGGCGATATCGACCGCGACTTCCTTCATTTATTATATGATATACACGCATACAGATACACACAAATTACTGAATTTTTTTATTTTGGCTTAATGGAGCAAACACCGTCTTGACAGAAAAAATCGGGTTGTAAGGCCGGATGTTTGTACAAGGGTTTTCGTTTTTTGTTCTTTTTCGCCTGTTGTGCGGCTAAAGGTTTTTCCACTGTGGTGGTCACAACTTCATCTTCATTGTCGTGGGTAAATTGTCGAATTTCCTCGTCAATGGCGTCGGCTTCGCGTTTCAAGGCGTCAGGTAGACCCGTGACGTCGCGTGTGTCCGGTAGACTACTCGACAACTCAGGTAGGTCGCGTTGTTCATCGTCGGCCACGGCATCGGCCAATTGTGAAACAATGTCCTCTGGTTCATTGACCTCTTCTACTACTGCCGGCAGTGGTTCTGGAAGCGGTGCTGTTACTGCCGGTGGATCGTCAAAAATTTCTGTAATTTTCGACGTCCGCGGCAGTGGCGACGTCCCGGCCAACGCTTCGGCTTGTCTGGACCACAAAGCCGCTAGTAATACTTCTGGAGGCACCATGGGCGGCGGCGGCGATGCTGGGCGAGGTGGAGTTGGTCGTGCAGCAGCTGCAGGCATGGGTTTTGGTGGTGTTGCCGGCATGGATACAAGCTTTGCCTGCGTTGGTGGTGGCGCTGGTTCATCATCATCATTTTCTTCTTCTATTTCGTCTAGCTGACGCATTTGCTGAGATAATTCGTAATCACTCGTATCGATAGTTTCCTTTAAAAAATCGTTCTTCTTTTTCAAAAGATTAGGTCCTATGAACGAAATGAGAGGCGTGATGGCTGTCGTGGCCAGATTCATGAGTTGCGACGTTTCTTCAGCTGGCGAAGGTTCCAATTCGATGCCCTCCATCAGCGATTTGACGAGTCGTTTTTGTTTCTCTAATTCTCGGCGGCACTGATCGTGTTTGCGCTTGAAATAGAAGAGAGCCAACGATAACGCGATGCACGCCAGGACCAGAATTTTGTTCATTTTTTATTATTAGAGAGTTAAGAGTTTGTCGTTTTACAATACAAAAAGATACGACGATGATGCACGTAGATCAGCAGCAACAACGTGTCCTTTTCGAAGCCGTGTCTCGAGCCAAGGGACTCTTTTACAAGAATCTCTTTGATTTACATTTACAAATTAGTCCTTTGTGCGACAAAAATCCTCGCATCCGGCAAACGTGTTTCAAAATTCGCAACAACGGTCTGCAAATCTATACCAATGTCCAACACCACATTCACGCCAATGCCAAAGTGACCAAAGAGGCTTTCGATACGTACACGTTGACCGGCGACGTGGAAGAGCTCAACATTGGCATCAGTCTAGAGTACCTGAAAACGACGTTCAAAAACGCCAAAAAGACGGACGACGTTGTTTTCACCGTTCTCAGCGACGACACGGACGACACTCTTCCCGGAAATATTTGCATTCAAATCATTAAGACTCAAAAGACGTCGAAAAATAGTCAAACCAACGACTATCCCAAAGTGAAATCCAACGCTAAAATCAAAGTGACTCTCGTTCAGAATCAGCTACTCGAATTCGGTGAACGCATCACCGATCCCGTCAACGTTTCCAACGAAGAATACCTCAGCATTTGTCGCAACATTCAAATGCAACCCGGATGGATCGACATTTCACGCAGCGAACAGAGTCTCAAATTTGCTTTCCAAGTCAACGAAATCATCGAATGTTCCACCATTATCGGTGAAGCCAGTGAACCGCTATCGCCGCCTCAACGTTTCAATGCCAACAACATCAAAAGTACCAACAAAATCGCCACTTTTGGACCTCAACTGAAAATCTACTTGAATAAACATCAGCCGATGGTGATTGAGAGTAACAATGAACACATCAATATCGGAATCTGGGTCAAATCCAATGACCAAATTTCTGAAGAAAATAAATAATATAAAATGATGAATAGAAAGGTGTTTGTAGGTGGAATCATCATCAGTCTATTGGCGATAGTCTACTTGCTGTCGTATCCGAAACCCGTCACCCCCACCGTTCAACAACAGCGACCAGTCGTCGTCTACGAAGCCATGAAACGACCGGCTCCCGTCAGACGTCCTCTGCGCTCCTTTCGTCTTCCTGCTCCTGCTTCTCCTAAGCCGGTAACCGTTTCACCACCAGTACCAGTACCAATGCCAGCTCACGTCATGTTGACGCAAACGAGCGAATCTGCTCGTCCAGATGAAGAGTCGCGTCCTTTTCCCGATGAAGCGCCGCCATCATTCGTCGAACCGCCTCCGCCACCGCCGCCGCGTTTAGCTCCATCGTCGCTCACGCAGGCGTACACGCCCACAGTGTTACCTCGAAGAGCCAGAGCGTTACCGATGAGTCGTAAAAGTTTCCGGTCCATGCCACCGCAATCTTTTACGCCACCACCACCACCACCACCTGAAGCGGATCGGCGACCCGTGACGCTCATTAAAGATCTTTGAATAGTGTCATTTTAAAAGTTTTGGTTAATTTTTAAAATGATAGAGTTTTCTGTGGCGTTTCATGGCTCGTTCATTTTTGACGCTTTTACCGCACGTTGAACATTGACACGGGTCTTGTTCGATGCGAGTCACGCAGCACTGAAATTCTCGTTCGTTTAACCACAACGGTCGATAGCCGCACGACTGAAACACATAGTTGACCAACGACTGATGACTGGACGTTTCAAACCATAACGTTTCGTAACCTTTAGCGAAATTACCCGTCGATGTGACGACGACCACGCACACGGCGGTCGTGTCATTCCTCCACGTAGCCGACCAATTGGCGTCGAATTTCAAACAAATTCCTCGACGTTGACATGCGGCAAAAAGAGTCATTGTCACAACACATATATTACACGACCGGACGGCCAGCGAAGAAGCTATGCTCTCTGTCTTTATATAATATTCGTTCCTCATTTCTCTAAATTAATAAATTATGAATAATCAGTTATGGTTGATTATGTTTTTCGTGGTGATCTTGGGAGTACTCGGAGTTTTTGCCTTTACAGAGAAAAGACGGTCACCTGCACCGTTACCACCGGCTGAACCCACGTACGGTCTGTACGGTGGCGCGCCTCTCATGTTTAACGGTGCCATTCTACCGGCGACGATCGATTTACCTAATCCACCCCAACCCCCCATCGCGGCCTACACGCCTTACGGTGCCTATTCGGAACAGTCGCTAGGCTTTCCCATCGGCAACTATTGGCCCAGACCGGACATGATGACGTTTCCCGAGTTTACAATCCCCACCTACATCAATGCTCCCGATAGTACGATGAAACCTCCAGTACCGGGACCCGGACCCGCGCCCGGACCCGTGCCCGTACCCGTGCCTGGACCCGTCGACGCCAAACTTGCCGCTAATTTAACGAAATATTTCAAACAATTGTGGCCAAATATGACGACGTTGACTGACCCGGTCAAATTGGAACAAATCTACGACAATTTAGACGCCTACTATCTCGATTGGATTCCAGGCAAAGAAAAAGCCTCAGCGTCCAACTACAAAACCGATCGTATGCCTTTGTTGACGGCCATCGATTCCGACGCCAAACTCGACTACTCGCGACTATTTGACGGCAACGTGTGCGATTGTTTGCGTATCGCTCACAAAGAATGCATCTACAGTCCTAATCGATTGCAAGCCAAAGAACTTTTGGACTGTCCCACGTGGCCCTACATGGTCGTCAATTTGACCAACGCGTGGCTCATGAAACGCGCCTATGATACCAACAATCCCGATAGCAATTATCGCAAAGATACCATCGTTCGAAACGGCATGTCGGGCATGAAAGGATTTCCCAACGATTCTTTTTACGAAGGTTTCGTCTATCCGGGCGAATACGCCGTCCCCGATTTGTGCAGCAGTAAACCCGATCCGTTTTTCGACGAAATGCAACCCGGTCTGACGTCCGGTGGTCAGCCACTCAACATGTCGCGTCGCAATCCACCGTGGTGGTATCCTCAAGATTGCTCTTCGACGGCTTGCGAATTCCCCGACGAAAAATGTTTGACCGTCGTCAGCGACGGCTCGTATGGTGGATCTCAATCCAAGGGCACCTTTAAACGTTGCTATCGCGACGGAACGTACACGATCGGCAATAAAGCTCCCGCTTCGGCGTCACGTAGCGGCTTTGTGCGCGAATACTTGACGACCGACCTGAAAGACGACTGTCCCGGCGGTTTCCCGCCCAACATTTGCGCCGACGTTTCTCCGCGCGATTATCGCGGCTACTGGACGTACCCTTTAGTCGGTTGCGGATTGTGGTGGACCGTCGGCAAATCGGTGGCCGTCAACACTAAACTCGGTCTGCTCTTGGCTCCCAAATCGGAACAGGGATTGGGTCTGGATTTCGATAAACTCATGGAATTGCGCACGCAAACCAACGCTTTCGAACAGAATTTGTTCCAACAAGTCAATCGAGTCATGCAAATCATTCGCGACGGTAGCGTACCCGCTAACGGCACCATGTGGCCGGCTATGACGTTGGACGTATTGAAACAGCACGGTTACAAGGGCGCTCAGATTGCCGATAGAACGCAAGCCTTCAGCGCCGCCAAAGATCTCGTAGCCTACTGGTACAAAGAAGGCTATACGGGTCTCGATTCCACTCCTCACGGTTTCAATTACAATTACTCGAAATATTTCCCGTTGGGTTGTCATTTTTCGTACGCGTCTCGTTTCGATCATTTGCTCACCTCGTACATGACGGTAGCCAAATTGGATTCCATTCAGTTTTTAGTGGAACCGCAAAACGTCAAAGTCGGTCTGCGTCCGGCCTACATGTTTGAAATTTTCAGCAAGAAACCTCGAACGGCTGATGCTATGGTCGGTTCGGCATTCCAAGATTTCAGTATCACGTCGTGTCGCGCGTGCTACAGTCTCGATCCGGGACCTCAAATCGAACAGTACATCAAGTACGGCTACTTGCCGGCATCGGCCGTCACCACCAAGAAACTCATCGATCCCGCCGTCTTTTTGGCTCGTGCCAGTGCCAAGAGTTTCACTCCGGCCGTGCTTTAAGTTTGCATCAGAAAGCCTCATCGCCTACAACATAAAGATAATGAGTACGCGTGTCGTTTTGAAACGCGTCGAAGACGAACAACGTCTACGCGATCGTTTTACGGTCGTTCTCGAAGACAAGACGACTCGCGTGTGTTTTGTCGACGGTGTTTGGCCGACGTTCAGTGTCCCTTTCTCGGCCGTACCGACGAGCGGCAACAATCGCTTGTATCGACCTTGTCTCTCGTTTCCCCGATTCACGGGCACGTTGCGTCCCGAACAGGTCAATATTCATCAAAATGCTCGCATCAAATTGGCCGAAACGCACGTTGTCATGATTAGCTGTTTTCCCGGTTTCGGGAAAACCATAACCACCCTGTCGTTGGTGTGCTCTCTTCGCTTGCCGGCCATCATCGTCTGTCATCGCGTCTGTTTGGTTCAACAATGGCGCGAATCGATCGCCACGTTTTGCAGCGGCGATGCTCTCGTCGTCGACTTGCCAGGCTACACGGGCACCGACTATCATTTTGGCATCATCAACATTGCCAACGTTCACAAATTAAACGACATCCCGGTCGATCACGTGCTCGTCACCGATGAAACCCACTTGTTGCTCAGCGAAAAACGCAGTTTGAATTTGTTGAAATTCTGTCCCAAACGATTCATCGGCTTGACGGCGACACCCTATCGTCCCGATGAACTGCACGTCTTGTTTAAATTTTTTTACGGTGAAAATTTCATCGTGAAAAAATTGTTCAAAAAACACGATATCTACACGGTGTACACGGGCATAGTGATGCTCGAGCGGCGCATTTACGGCAAACTCGACTGGAACTACATGTTGGAACAGCAAGCCACCAACGTGCAGCGTCATCGTTTACTGGTCGACATTATTCAAACGTTCCCCGCTGACCGCACGTGGCTCGTGCTCGTCAAACGCGTGGCTCACGGTGAAGCGTTGCGCGATTTACTTTTGACCGTGCGACCGTCGCGCGTCGTCAGCCTCCTCACGGGCAACGTGCACACGTACGACAAACAGTGCGACATTTTGATCGGCACCGTTGGCAAAATCGGGACGGGTTTCGATTTTCCCAAATTGGATTCCCTACTCGTCGCTGCCGACATGGTTCAATACTATATCCAATTTCTGGGCAGAGTCATGCGAACGAAAAACGTGCCCGTCGTCGTCGACGTGGTCGACCAGCACGCCATCATGAATTTGCACTACTTGTCTCGCAAAAAAGAATATCTCGAACACGGAGGGCGCATCATCAATGCCAACGAACGCGTTCGAGATTTAACCACCACCACTACTAACCCGTAGCGGCGGCGGCTTCGACGTCTCGCGAAACGATCGTCACGTGCAACGATTTACATTTCATGGGAAAGACGAAATGCTTCCTGAATTCGTCGACAAATTCGCTAAAAATAGTCAATCGAAGATCAAAGACGGTCGTCTGTTTGGTTCTATAGATGAAAGAATTGAGCGATTCCGTGTGATGCCTCAGTCGGCACATGTTGTGACTTTCGTTGACAAACACCCCGGGACCGATCAGTTTAGTTTTCTTGCAAAAATCGTATTTACATCGGGTAATATTGGTAAAATGATGCGCGAATTTACACAGATTATTGTAGACGCACGGTTTCTTTAGCAAATAGAGTCGACAGAGTTTCACGTTGACGACGCGTGACGGCACCGTCGGATGCCTCGTGTTCCATCGCTGAGGTATCGTGTACACTTGGACGTGATTGTTGAACATTTTATCGATATCGTCCGTCGACTCGAACAAATTATAGTGGATAGGTTTCGGAAATATATATCGTCTTTTTTTGGTTGTCATCTCGTCTGGATCGTCATCGTCGTCATCGCCACCGCTGCTGCTGCGATATTCGACAATGGCCGCGTCTCCATCGTAATCGAAATAGTCATCCAACTCTTCTTCGCTGCTGACGAGCAAGTCGTCTTCGGGTACCGCCGCGATTTCATCCGACATTTTTCTATTGTTCTTGACCAATTCTTTATCATCTTGAATTACACAACATTTTTTGAAAAATTAATTTGTCTTGTACAATTCTTTGACGCGTTGCAGCGTCTGTTCTTCTTTGCCCAGTCGACGATTGACGTGGTTGTGAAACGTGAACCAAAAGTAAAACAAATTGGCTTTGTTCAGACACGCCCATGTCAACGCTTCTCCTCCCATTTCACTCGTGTAGGTGTAGGCCAAATGTTGGGCTGCCGTCGTCGGCAACCAGATGTGAAACGTTTCGAGAAATTGACGCATGCGCGTCTGATCTGCAAACGTGGGTTGATCTCGATACGTCAACGCCGTCATGTGTAAAAAGAACCAGAATGGCGGTCCCCATCCCGCCACGCGCGTCGAATACATGTTTCTGGCTTGCATTAAACCGACGAGCGGTTTGTGAAGGCGTTGATTGACGGCGTTGTGAAAATGGACGTAAAACTCGAAAAGCGATTGACGCGACATGGTCGCTTGCAATAAATTGGATTTCGACACGTAGTCTCGAGCGTGTTGCTGACAATAGGGACAGGGTAACAAATTGGGCAACAAGATGAGAAAGTCAATGGCCGCTTTTACGTGAGGCGACGATGGTGTCGCCGGATAGGCCAGACTGCTCGTGTGTAAAAAGAACCAAAAAGAAGGTCCCCAATCGGTCGTCGATCTAAACGATGATCTGTTTGCGTTCATTTATTGGAGGTTATTAAACGTAGTCGTACATGACGTTCATTTGCGGCGCAAAACTGGCTCTACGATGGCGACGACTCGACCGACGCATGGTACGTCTCATGGTCGTGGCCGAAGCGCGACGTTTAGACTTTCGGCGTTTAGTTCGACGAGACTTTCTACGCGATTTCTTTGTCACTCTGGCCATGAAACACTTTCGTTTTCCATTGGCCCTAAAGCAAACTTTTCTCTTTCTAGTACGAGCTACCATTTTATTTAAATAAAATTAATAACGGCGGCGACGTTTGCTGGTCTTGCGACGTTTACTAGATTTGCGCGACTTTCTTTTTGAACGTCGCTTGGAGCGACGTTTGGACTTGCGAGATTTGCGACGAGCCTTGGCTGCCGCCGGTCCCAACAGGAAATCCGGTGGCGGTGGCAGCTCAGCCTCTATTGACGGTGTCAGAAATACTGACGGTGCGTCTTCCGCGAGATCTAGGGAGGGATCGTAATTTCTCGGTCCAAAATAGGTCGTCTTGGGGTACGGACGACGACGAGTGTACCTTCGTCTCGTCCTTCTTTTGGTAGTGACACGTTTATTGGACCCTCTTTTAAACCAATAACATCTCTTATAGTATCCTTTTCCTTTTCTAGATTTGACCATTATTATTTATTAATATCAATTGATTTTAAAATTGCTCACAAATTTTAATGTAGTTTGTGTGTACACACGATGAATGATTTAGAAAAGTTTGATTTCAATCTGGACGCTCGCGATGAGGACATGTGGTCGTTGCTGGCATTTGTCCAAGTGTACGACATCAAGAGTCTTCCGGTCGAAGTGTCGCAACAGTTGACGCGGTTCTATTGCGACAAAATTCGTCAGGTTTCGAAACAAACAGGTCGTGACGTCATGGACGACCATTTTCTCAATACGGTTCACTATTGCATTTGTCGTGGCTACGAATTTTTTCGTAACCTAACACCCTTCAAATTGCGCGTGTGTTTGGCGACGCGATCGCAAGTGAATGCCTACTGGCTCGAACGCATTGCTTCGTTGATGCAATTTCTATAAGTTCCAATATTTTTCATGGAATATTGGAACTATTTCTTAATATAAATCTTTGATTCGAATAAAGAAAAATGATGCAAACACTTCAATCGAATGCTTTCGAGACTCTTGTCGTAGAGTTCAAAAAATATCTGGCTTTACAGGTGCCGTCCGAGTTGGCCGTCGTCTTTCTGACGGGTAGCGACTGCAAGTATTGCGTGGAAATGCGAGAGGTCATTGATCGTGTCATGCCTCGCTATATAGGCAAAGTGCAATTTTTCACCGTCAATTTGAGCGAGAACAAGTCGGTCGTCTCGAAAGCCGAAGGTAGCGTCTATCAGGATGGCAGCGACGCTTCCATTCAACACGTACCCATCGTTATTTTCTATCGCAAACAAATGCCCATCGCTCGTTTCAAGGGTCAGTACAACGAACACGATTTCGCTCAGTTCATCGCGTCCGCGATCGAAGGTTCGGTCGCGGTTCCAGCTTACGCTCCGCCTCCGTCGTACGCGCCACCACCCGCCGCCGCCGCTGGGTATCCAGTAGAGCAGCCGGTTGCCGCCTCCGCTTATCAGCAGCAGCCGTACGCCTATCAACAGGCAACGCCGCAACAGTATCAGCAGCAGCAGCAGCATTATCAACCGACTGCGGCGACGGCACCGGCTAAACTTCAGCAATCGTACTACAACACTCCGTACCGTCAACCTCCTCTGCAGCAGCACCAACAAGATCTCTACAACAGACCGGGAGCAGCTGCCGCCGCCGCCGACAACGCGCCCAGCATCGAAAACTGTAGCGGACGTAAATTTTGCTATTCTACCTACGCAAATGCTTATAACAGTTGTTAAATAATTGTTTGATGTAGATAAAAATGGAGAAGCACATTGAATGGCTATCTCGCAAAAGCGATGTGTTGAAAATGTTTTTCATGATGATTCCCGTCGGCGACGCTTTCCATTTACCCGATTGCAGTTGGGCGTCAGAGACGCGAGGACCCGACACGTGCGTCTGTCAGCACATTATGTGGCGCGTTTACGGCGTTTTGACTAGCAGCAGCAGCAACGGCGGCGACGGCCCTCAGTCGCTCGTATAGCGCTTCCGTCACGTAATCTGGACAATCGACGTGCACGTGATCGACGTAGAAAACGACAGCGACAACGTCAAAGGTCACATGTCGTCACGCGAATTCTCTCAACCATTTCAATGTCGACTCCAAATAACGACTCGTGTACGCTTCTGTAAATGTTGCCGTTTCCTTGTACCATTCTTGATATGTTTTTATCCAATACATGAGTACCCCCTGTAAGTCTTTTGATTCCAATGTCGCGTGACACGCTTCGATGGGGACGATAGAGTCGTCGAGGTGAAACAAGTGCGTAAACAATTGGTTTTCGCGCAACGTCCGGACGCTTTTCCAGCGACCCACATCTCGCCATTGTCGTTCATTATCGCTACAGCTGCTGCTACCGCTGCTGCTACAATCGGAATTGTAACCCGAAGCTCCTCCTTCCGTTGTGGGCGGAGTTTCATCTTCGTCGCGTGGGTAGTCGGCGCATTGAGTCACTCGCGCTAGCAAATCAAAAAGACTGCGTTTGAATTGTCGATGGCGTCGAGCGTGTCGCAACCCGACTTCAAATTCCACGCCCCAATGCTGAAAATTCTTTTGCAGAATGTAAATGTCGTGGATGGGACAAAAGACCATAGGATTCATGTAGTGATGCGTTTGAGTCATGGGCGCGCGTAAACCTGTCACGCCCCGACAGTAGCTGAACCCGAAATCGATCATGATGGGACGATAGTCATCGTACGGCAATATGGTACGCGTGCCGTCGTTGAACGTGTACACGTGTTTACTTTGCGACGCTTTCACCATAAGAATGTTGTCGAAATGCAAGTCGTAATGGGTGAAATCGCAGATTTCTCTGGCCACTTTGAGCATGCAATAGAGATGCAAATAAATGAGCTCTTTTTCGCTCGTGTTCAGCTCGTCCATAGCGTCGTACAGAGTGAATTCGTGTTCGATAAACTCCATGACAATACACTGCGATTTCGCCGTTTCCTTATAGTCCAGCAGTCGAGGGAAAAAAGATTTCATTCTCTGGTCGCTGTTCAAGACGAGCATAACGTCGCGTTCGTGTTGCAAATTCACGTCCGGTAAGCTATTGGTCTTGTAAATGGCTTTCTTTTTTTTATATTTTCCCTCGTAGACGGTGCCGTAGTTTCCTTGTTTGGATAGTTTTTTCATCGTATATGTGTGTTTATGTGTCTCGGTTGATTCTTTTTAGGAGCCAAATAAATTTGATTCACCACGATTACCTGTAAATTTTACAGATATATTGAACGTCGAGCTAAAAGAACGTATTACCACAATAAAAATGACTGAAAAGATGGTTTCTCAAGAAAAGATGGTTCGTCAAGGAAAGTTGCACGTGCGTCAAAAGAAGCAGACGCGCAACGAGAGCATCAAGTCGTGCAAAGAGACACTGGAACGGCTCATCAACACCTATCAGATGGAGCCAGAGTTTGCTCACGATTTGGAAGAGTTTAGCAAGCTCTTTGCGTCCATGTTGAAAACGCTCGAAACGGTGAAAAAGACGCGCAACAATGCCAACACGGGATTGGGTAAGAGTCGACCCGTCACGGCCGCCACGCGCGCTTTCATCAAGCAAGTGTCTGGCGACGACAACGACAACGGGGCGTGTTCTCGTTCCGTTCTCACCAGTCTCATCAGCCGCTACGTCAAGGAAAAGCAACTTCAAACCCACGAACGCAAAACCTTGTTCCAATGCGACGAGGCGTTGTGTAGCATTCTCCAATGTACCGCCTCCATGTGCAACGATGCCAAGAAATTGGAAAAGTACTTGGAACTCGAGTGCATTCAAAACCGCGCCTACATGCAACAGTATATAATCGGCTTACTCGAGTCTGGTTCAACCATTGAGTTGGCGGACGAGCTGAAGTTGCGTGAAAACGATTTGATTTCCTGGACAGAATTACAGAAGATTTTGTTTTTAACTTTCGAAGATGAACAGCAAAGCAGCCCTAGCCAATAAATTTGCCGAGAAAGCCGGTTTGACCGATGCCAAATCGACCACCATCCCATCGTGTAAGTCCATCAACAAGCCGGCCGGACTTTTTATTGGCGAAGACAATTTGAAGTCTTCTGGATGGAAACCTGAACTGATGGCTGTTGGAAAACCTCATAAACTTGTAACTCGAAAACTCGACCCCATTACCAAAGGCTTTGAAGAAAAGCCAGGTATTCTTTTGGATGCTCCACGCCTTCTCATTTTACGTTCGTCACCGTTACTTTGTAAAAATCTTAACACTGGTTATGTTGATGGCTTGTGGAATGCTCCTCTGCACAAACCGGTATCTTATTTGAGATGTATGAGACGTCATTTAGTTTTGTTTGTCGATGAAAAAAATGAGCCGATGCACACTCGTCCCATTCAATTGAGTGCTATGGGACATTTTATGTATAACTTTGATAAAATGTATGAGAAATTTGTTGTCACCATGATGGCCCAGGAGAACTTGCCTTTTGGCGGTAAATTGGACGACACTACGGACAACAAACAGCTCTACTTTTCCAGCTTGTTTGTTTACGCTCCTATTTTCCAGTCGCAAGCCGTCGGCACGCCACCCAATTCGTCGATGGCGTGCATCACTACCGATTTCAAACCCAGCGTCATGATTGAAGCCAACGATGAGCACATGGAAGTTTTCCAAGCCGGAAAGAATTGGTGGAAAAAGGCCGTCAAAAGTTTGTCGTCACTGGAACCTTCTCCCACTCCAACCGTGGTCGACTCGAATTTCGGCGGCGGCGAGAACATTATCTACGAAGAAGAAGTCGACTTTTAATTTTCTTTGTGTTGGTAGTCACATGTAGTAGTGATGGTAGAAAAACAGTAGTTGGTAGTAGTTGGTAAACTTTCAATATTTTTCACATTTTAAATATTGAAAGTATATAACAATAAAATATGTCTGACGTGATAAAGTTGGAAAAATTGCCCAATTATGATTGTATTTTGCCCAACCAATACACGTATAAAGATCGAAAAGCTAGAGGTTCGAAAATTATCATTGTCGGCAAACCCGGTTCGGGTAAATCGACGTTGCTCAAATCGATTCTGAAAGCCAAAAGCGATATCATTAAAACGGGCATTGCCATGTCCGGCAGTGAAGGTGCCAATGAATTTTATAGGGAATTTTTCCCGCCACTTTTCGTCTACGAAGAGTACGACGATCAAGTGCTAGCCGACGCTTTGACACGTCAATCCAAGGTTATTAGCAACAAGGAATTGGCCGACGAAGACAAGTGGTTGGCCGTCATTTTAGACGATTGTGCAGATCAGCCTAGCGTTTTTAGACAGAAAATTCAGAAAACTTTGTTTAAAAACGGAAGTCATTTTAGAATGTTTTACATTATATGCATGCAATTCGCGTTGGACATGCCGTTGAACGTGCGCACGGCCGTCGACGGCGTCTTTCTCTTTCGCGAAACCAACTTGGAATCGCTCAAGCTCATGTACGTCAACTACGCCGCCATCGTGCCGTCGTTTGACTTGTTCAAACAACTCATGCTCCACTACACGGGCGACCATCAATGTCTCTTTTTGAACAACGCTCTCCAGTCCAACGATTGGAAACAGTGCGTCTACTATTGTAAAGCCGACGTGGTCGACGGTTCGTGGCGTTTCGGTTCTTTCGACCTGCACCAATGGAACAACGAACGATTCAATCCGTTGTGGGACGATCCAGAGTATCAAATGAATCAAGCACTCAAAGAGTTGCCTACTACTAATCGCTAAACATTTGCGTCCATATCGGTGTTCCGTCGCTTTTACGCACGGCGCCGACACCGATTCGTTTGTACGACGTGCCCAAAATATTGCTACGGTGACCCGGTGAATTCATCCATCCTCGCATGACGGCTTCGGGTGTCCCGTAGCCTGCGGCGATATTCTCTCCTATGGCTCCCCACGGGTAGCCGGCTTTACGAGCCCTATCTCCCGGAGTTTCGCCGCTGGGATTGTTATGATCGAAAAATCGTCGACTGTTCATGTCGGCGCTGTGCGCGCGGCTAATGTCGGCCAATTTGGAGTCAAACACCAGTTGAGCTAGACCGCGACTCGATCTTTCGGCGTTGGTGATTCTCGCCACTTGACCTTCCCATCCATCAGGAGCCGGTAGAGAAGGTTCAGCTGGTCGTCGCGGTCCCGAAGACGACGAATTCAACAAGATAAGCACCACTACAAAGAGTAGAAACCCACCAAAGACCAATAACATTTTTTGAGAATTTAACATTTTATCTCTATTAAAGGTAGATTATTGTAAAAAAAACTAGGCCGCCATGACGACAAACAGCAGCAGCAGCGTCTACATTATCGACGATTTGTTGGACGAAATCGACGTGTTGAATTTGTTGGCGGCCGTTTCGGACGAAAAGGAGAATTTCTTTCCAACGGGCACTGTGACCAACGCGGTCGACTATCGTCGATCGACCATGATGAATGTGACACCGGCTTTTATTCGACAACTGTTTCACCATAAAGTGATCTCTTTACTGCCCGAAATGTGCCGTCATTTATGGCATCCCGATTTCATCTTGGACGACTCGGCTTTCGAGTGTCAAGTGACTCGCAGCGGTCACGGTGATTTCTATTTGGAACACACGGACAATTGTACACCGTGCGAATTACGCGAACTCACCTACGTCTACTATTTTCACACCAATCAGTTCACCGGTGGAGAATTGGTCTTTATCGACGATGGCACTATTGTGAAACCGCTTCGAAACCGTCTCGTCGTTTTCGATTCGTCGCGCATGCATCAAGTGTTGCCCGTCACCGTGACGGGTGCCAACACGTTCGAAAACGGTCGTTTCACCGTCAACGGCTGGATCCGACGACGTGCCGACCCGTAAAAAAATTCAAAATAAGATGTGTGTTATTTTGAATTTTGTATATGCGTGTGCGTGTGTGCGTGTGTGTGTTTAATATCGCGTGGCGATAGTGACGTCGCCAACATTGTTGACCATTTCTCTGTAGAGTGGAATCATGCCGCTCGTTTGCATGACCATTTCGTTGTCGGGTGAAAATTCGGCTCCCGCGTTGATGTTGTGTCCACCGTACGTGGACTGGTATTTGAGCAAACCCAATTCGTTGGTGGTGTCGTTGTGTCGACCGCCCATCACCGTCATGGCTCCTTCGCGCAAATCAATGTGCGGCGTGACGGCCGGTTTGAACCAATTGTCGCCCGATAGAGGAGCGATAGGCAAATCGCCTCGAATGGGATCACCGAGAGAAAAGAGTCGGCTCATCTTGTTGGCGTAGACGGCGCGCGGGTAAATGACTGGCTGCAATTGACCGCTATGGCTCAAACCCAACGGGTTCATGGGATCCACGGCCAAGTATTGCGTGTCGGGTACGGGTCCTTGCAGAGCCGAAGTGTAGGGAACGTCGGCGACGCGCGGTGCCACGTTACTCGTCTGATTGGGAGGCACAGTGTAATTCAAGGTGAAATTGGTGGTGGGCGGTGCCAACATATCGCTAGCTTCAGCGCGACGCGGACGCACCAGCATGTCGCTGCTCATCATTCTTGCCGGTTGAGGCACCATCGATGCCGCCGGTTGTCTAGTGGTGTTGTAATCGAGCGTGGTCGTCATGGCTCGAGGAGGAGGCTCTTCGAATCGATACGACAAGGGCGGCATGAATGTTTCAATGAGGGACGGCGATTTTCTTTTCGTCCACGCGGCGCACAATCCGACAGCAATTAAAAGTGTCAATATAACTTGAATCATTTATTATTAACATCCACATGTTGTGAAATATTTTGCGAACGACTGAGCGCGTCTTTAGCGTCGAACGAGAAAATAGTAAAGGCCGATTCCTGCAGCCATAGCAGCGATGAAAAATCCTAGGCAAGCGTAATCCATATTTTATTATAACGTGGTTTTAATCAAATCATATCCTTGTTGAAAAAGTTTTATTTTCGTCTCATGATCCAACGAAATGATGGATTCCACTCCGCCTCCGTCGGCTTCGAATTCGTAGAGACGATGAATTTTCGAGCACGCTTCGAGACGCGACTTGTCGAGCAAACGACTCGGTACACTAAAGACAATGTCGACCAATTCTTTGAGACCCGGTGCCGGTGGCGGAAGTGTCGTCGGCAACGGTAACGTTCGCGGTCGAAAACATAGAGCCATGATTCGTTCGCTGAAATCAAAATCTTGAGCCACATCGACGGCCAAATTGTTGACGATGCCTCCATCCATGTAGACGTGCTGGGTTTCGACGCAGCGCGGCAACGTTCCCAACGGGATGGCGCAACTGAAGAGAACGGCGTTAATGACGCTATAGTCGGGTGTAGTGATGACGCTGAAAATCTCTTGTCGCCGCATCGTCACGTTGAAGGCAATGACAAAAAAAAACTTGCCAGTTTTTTTGAATAGTTGCTCGAACGTGACTTGAACATCGAGATAGGTGGGCATAACGGTGGGCAGTAGACTGTGCACGTACGGCGGCCGCGTGCTAAACTGGAAAATCTTTTTCAACGGCAACAGATCGTACTGTTGCGACGGCGTGTGACCGCACAGGAACAGCAAACAAATGATGCTACCGACGCTCGTACCGCAATACGTCGTGATGCGTTCCAAATGGCCGTGCTCTTTCAAGTAGTGCAAGCCGCCCAAATACTGGACGCCCTTGAATCCTCCGCCGCCGATGACGAGCGTGTCGCACAGCTCGGTTCTCTGACAATTTCCATTACCAATATCGAAATTGTAGTGATGGAAATGGCCCATAATTTATTTATATCGTGTGTGATAAATATATTATTTTTCTTGGAGTGAATTTTTTAAAGATAAAAATGAATAAGACTCCAATTTACAAAATTTTGCACAACGACAACACGGCAGATAGGCTGGACCGTTTGGAACGTTTGTTGGAACGCGTGCTCCAGCAACAGCAGCAGCGAATAATGCCAGCGGCGGCAACAATCGCTACACCCCCCACCATGTACGCTCCTTCGAATGTGGTCAAGAGCCAAGCGGATTGCGTCAAATGCGCGACGCGGGCCGCCACGTCGGAAAAGGTGCTCTATTTCGCTCTCGGCGGTGTTCTCGTTCTCCTCGTCACTTTGACGATTAAAAATATGAAAAATAACCGAGGCCAAAAGTACGGCAGATAACCTTAAAAAGTGGAAACATGTTTTGCGATTTCTGTATGTTTAGTAGCGCCAACGACGGGGAGTTTAAGAAACATTTTCGTCGCGCCCCCTGTCGCACGGCTCGATCGATTCTTTTCTGTTGCAAATTGTGCGACTATGTCGGCCACTCGATCAAAGACATCAAGAAGCACGCGTGCACTCGCGTTCGCTTCGAATTCAACGAAATGGAACGTTTGCGAACGGCGCAACTTTTGCCGACCCCTCATCAACTCGTCACCACCGTCGCCGAGCACGAATGGTACAAGATGGAACAACAATTGAAAGAAGTACGCGTCATCATGAACAATCCCAACTTGCAATTGACGCACGTGTCGCTGAGTAATCGCGAACAATTGTTGCTGGTGCCCGGTAAATTGCTCTACTCGCTGTGTCAGTACCGCAAATGGCTTCACGCCCCTCACGTCGGATTGCCCAATTTATCGGTGGAAAACATTTGTCAAGTGATTCGCAATCGTCGCTACGCCGATCGTTTTTTCGTTTTCCAAGTGCACGACGAATGCGATGTGCGTCACTATTTCAAACTCTTGTTCGCCAAAGCCGATGCCGCCTATTGGCCTTTTTGTGTCGACAATGCCACCATCACGCATTGGGTGTACAATTCGACGTGGTGTCCCTTTTCGAAAACGGTCGACGGTCAAGTGTACGTCAAACAGACGCGCGACGAGCTGTTGAACGCGCTCTACGAATCGCGCTACACCAATTGGCATTGGTCGCGAATGTCTCGCGGCGATTTCCATCGATTCGTGTGTCGCGAGTGGACGACGTTGCACTACAAGAACATCATAAAAATCGTGGGCAGTCTGGCCGATGTCATCAATCACCAGTGGACAGATTTGGAAGCGGAGCAGGGACGCGTTCGCGAAAAAATCGAGAAACTCTTTCCGACGCTTTTCGATTTTGTGAGTTTTTGGGACGCGGGCGTGGACGCGGTCGTCAATCGAGTTGAGCTCAACGATTTGACTCTTGACGACGTGGATCTGTACGAGTGTGTGGAACTGTCGTTGACGTTCGAAGAGGCCGTGTCTCGTTTTGTCGGCAAGAAAAAGCAACGCGGATGGCTGCCTTTGATGCGAGTTTTTCGCTCGAGCAATTGAATCGTCACTACGGTTGCTCGGCTCCCAATAAACGCGTCTTGTACGAAATGATTTTCGGTGTGCCCGTGACGGACGACGACGTTTGGAATCTCCCCGTTTTCGACGAGTACAAGAAAAAGGAACAAGAATTCGAAAAGTATATCGTGTCGCCTCACGATGTCGAAGAAGGTGTTCTCATTTGTCACAAGTGTAAATCGAAAAAAATCACGGCCTACAGTCGTCAGACGCGCAGTGGCGACGAACCGATGACCGTTTTTGCTAAATGTAGTATGTGTCAACATCAATGGGTTCAATAAATGAGAAGACCACAAGTCCTTTTTCTCGTCTTGTTATTTCTAACGATTGGTCTAGTTGTAGTCATTATTGCTAAGCAGCGACGACGCGTTCGCGAGTCGTACGTCATCAATTCACCTTCGGCCGTCTCGTTGTTGCATCGATTGAGTGAAGCCATGCGCGACATTTTAAGTAGTACTAGTAGTGGTGGTGGTGGTGGTGACTACTTGACGGCCATGTTGAACGGTCGCGACGTGTACAACGAGTTTACCATGGAGGAGGGTAGTCGATCGTACACGGAGAATAAGAAACGTATCGTCGTCTGTTTACGTAAAAACCCCAATGAATTCTATTCGTGGAACAGTTTAATGTACGTCCTGTGTCACGAGGTGGCGCACGTCATTTGCGACGAATTGCATCACACGGAGAAATTTAACGCCATCAACGCGGCGCTTTTAAAACGCGCTGAGACGTTGGGCTACTACGATCCACGAGTACCGTTCGAATCGAATTATTGTGGTTTATAGAATTATGATAAAGTATAGAATAAAAAGAAATATGGACGCCAAAGATGTTTACATTGTTCCCGTTTTCGGTGGCTACGGTACACCCAGCCAGGTGGCACCCGAACGATTGGTCAAGGGAGGCTACACGCGCATGACGGACGCCTACACGGGTAAAGATCAAGTGGTGACGTACGTGCGTCGCACTATTATTCCCGAATAAGCGGAAAAAAATTGCTAGCTAAATTGGATACAATTACCTAGTAAATAAACAGAGAAAAATATGGATATCGAATCCGGACACGAAGAAGTTTACAAGCCGTTGACGACTAAAAAGCATGCTCCGCCAGAGTCTCGAGCGTCGCGTCGCTACGCGCTCTTTCTAACGGCTACCAAAGTGCTCTGTTTGTTGATGGTGTTGAGTCTTTTGGGATACTACGTCTACGTGACGGTGACGATGGACGACGCGACCGCTCAGTTGGTACGCGACGTGAGTAAATTGAAACAGCATCATCATCATCAGCAGCATCGCAACAAGACCAGCAACGACGACGTTCCCGAATGGTTTACGCAAGTGCTCAATTTGACGCGCAAAGGTTTCGTTCACATTAGCCTGCAACCGTTCCCCCCGGAAGCTCCCGAACCAACCACGCACAGGCGTCCCACTACGTCTACAACCACTACGCCTGCAACCACTACTACGTCTACAACCACTACGCCTACAACAACGACGTCTACAACCACTACGCCTACAACAACGACGACTGTTGAACCTCCCACGACTAGCAGTACTACTACGTCGACGACAGAGAGTACTCCTGAAGATAGTACGACCGAAAGCACTACGACGACCACCGAAACTATCGATCACGATTATACACTTTAAAAAAACTTTTAATTTCAAAATGTATTTTAGACATGTTGAAATTAATTAATCTAGTTTATGATAGTTTGTATGATGAATGGTTCTCTTGAAATTGTTTTCGTGTCACGTGTCTGCGTTTTAACGGGTAATTACACAATGGAAGATTACGTCATGACTCGCCATCAACCGCCTTTGCTGGCTTCCGATTTCAGGAACCAAATCATGGTCGGCTACGACGGTCGACGCTATGATAGCGTGGCCAATTCTCACGGCAGATACTATTGGCGATGCGTCGACAAGACGTCGTGTTGTCGTGGGTTGTACGATGAATCGTTGCCTCGAAAATTGGAAGCCATGAACGAAGACGTGGACGCGTTTGTTCATCTGCTGGAGAGCGACTCGTCGCTTTCGTTTAGCAGTTTTTCTCGTTCGTGGTGGATGCGAAAACCGTTGACGTTTCTCAAAGAGATCGCCATGTATCACGGTTGGCGAGAAATAGATTTCCTTCCGAAAGCCATGAAAATGAATTATATCGATTATTTTATGTCGTACCCGTCGTCGGCCGAAGCGTTCGGCGACCAACTTTTTTTGAAAAAATATTTCGTTTCGCGTCGTCAAATCACCGACGCCTACCTGTCGCGTCTCACTCTGGAACAATTGACGCGAGTCATTGCCTGGTTCCGATTGGATGTCACCGCCGACTACAAAAAAGCCATCATCGGCTACATTCAATCGGGATTAAATTTGAAATAATAATTTTATATATCTTTTTTAGGATATGTAAAATAAGACTGTGTGCGTGTGTGAATAAATGTGCGATTACAGTAAATTTTGCACGACCGACGACGTCAACTACCAAAGTTTGACGACGGAAATCTATCTCAACGCCAGTCTACAGACACTCAATCAGATTTTGAAAAAAGTTTTGGATTTCGAAGCCGAACGCGTGGATCTCATCAGCTACGACGACATACCGTACATTATCGAACGTTTCAAAGGCATGCCCGACTACGCCTCAAAAAACGCCATCTACTTTACTTTGGGTTATTTGGCTCTGCGTCACGAGTGGGACGTGATTTGGAGAGTTCAAGAATTATTTTCGACATGGCTTGATGTCCCTTTAGCATCTCATCACACGATACGCTACTATCGCTATCTAAAACTTGCACCATCTGCTGCAAGTCTTTGATTTGAATCAGTTTGAAAATGATGGCATTATTGATGATGAGGTAAAATTGTTTCTTGTCGTAGGGACACTTCATGACGAAGCGTTCGAGAATGTATTGCTTGACGCACGATCGATTCGTGTCGCGAATGTCTTCGTTTTCCTGACGCAATGAATCGATAGTTTGATGAACATTTTTCGGTAACGACGCCGACGACGACAAGATGTACTTTTCGACGTAAACTTGTTGGCTGCGAGTGGTGCAACGGCTGAGCAGAGCGACGTGATCGACGTTTTTGATTTTCATCTCTCGGAGTGCCGCGCGTTTGTTTGTTTTAGTAAATAATTTCTTGAGGTATAAGATCGACAACGGGATCGGGGGTCGGTGTGATTTCCGCCGGTTGAACGAACGCCGATTGCGGTTGAGCCATACCGTTGTAGTCGAAAGGCATGGTGTTCATCGTGTCGAGCGATTGCATGTCGTGCGGCAACGTGCTGCCGTTTTCCTCCACACCGTAGGGATCGACAACGGGTTGCGGACCGGCCGCGTAGCCGTCCATCCACGAACAGCCGCCCAAACAGATGGACTGGTCTGCCGGCACTGCCGATTGAGATTGGGGCTTTCTGTTGCTGACGACGTAGATACTGGAGGTCGGCGACGACACGGCTGGGGAAACGCTGGTCGGCGAGTCGCGCGTTTTGTAGAACACGAATGAAAATAGCAAGACGACTGTGGTCGATAGAGCCAAAAATATGTAGTTCATCTTTATTGGAGTGAAAAGTTTTGAGTGGGCGGTAGAACCATATGCACGATTTCGTCCTTGTAGGTGACGGGTTTGGGCGGCATGGTCGGCGTCGGAGCCAGTCGCATCGACTGTTCCTGGCTGACGTTGTACATTAGGGATTGGGCATCGTAGCGATCGAGTTGCGCTATATCCCAATCGGATCGAATCAGAGTTACAATATCACTACTATTCATGGTTTTATTATGGAAGTTAAAAAATTGAGTTTCTATTTTAAACAAAATTAGGTTTAAAGAAGCGTTCTTGCCAACGTAAAACTCGCAAACATTATGGAGTATCTTATGAAGTTGAGTGAATTGTGTTTGTCGGCACCCGTTGCCGCTACCGTAGTGTCCACCGCTACCAACGCTGAAGCAGACGATGGTGCTCTTTTGGATGAAATCAAGCGTCATCAAATTGCCATGACGGACGACGATGGCACGTATCAAGTGTATTGTTCTTCTTCTCCTCAATCGGAATTCGAGTGTCTCATTCGCGGCTACATTTTCAAGGGACGTCAATTGATCTATCGAGGATTTCCTTTCACGGAAGAAATGACATGCGACAATGTGACGCGTCTGGACAAAATCAATCTGGCCGACTTTAAGATTTCGTGGTCGTACGAGGGAACGATCGTAAAATTTCTGTACGTCGACGGCAAATGGCTCATGACGACGCATCGCAAACTGAACGCTTTCAAATCGCGTTGGGCCAGCAAAACGTCGTTCGGTCACCTGTTTGTCGAAGCTTTGCAGAAAGATTACGGTTTCTCATCGTACGAAGACTTTCTCGACCAATTGCAAACGACGCGTCGCTACCATTTCATCTTGATCAACAACGCCGATAATCGTATCGTCGTTCGACCCGAATTGCAAAAAGAGAGCATCTATTTGGTGTTGGTGACGGACGAGCGCGATCAGCGGCTCAAAGTCCACGAAGCCATTGGATTCATTCCCATCAACGAAACGATTCGTTTTGATACGGTCGTCGATCTCGTGCGAGCCGTGAGTGCCATCAATCCGTTCGAAAAACAAGGCGTACTCTTGTTTTCCGACGACTACCGCGTCCAGTATCGCGTTTTGAATTCCGCCTACGCCGACTATGCCAGCGTGCGCAACAACATTTCGTGTCGAGCCTTTTGCTATTGCATCGCTCGTCGCGATGCCGATAAACGACGCAAGTATTTGGAATTGTATCCCGACAGCGCCCCGATCGCCGATTGGTTCGAATTGCGAATTCCCGTCATCGCGGCCGAATTGCTGCTGGCCTACAAGAATCGATACATCATGAAAAACTACGTGCACGTCAGCCAGGAGCGGCACGGTCTCTTGTTGAAAATTCAGCAATACTACGTGGAAACGAAACGTCACCACCCGGTTCACAAACGAATCACGTTGGCCGACGTGACGCGCATCATCAACGCGTACGACTATCCAGCTCGCGTCTTCAAAATAGCCTACCAGAAAGATAAACCTCAATACAATGGTGTCAAGAAATAAATACAAAAAAAATACCAATGTCTACTAGTTTTAGTATATCCCACCTGATTGTACAACCCGAACCAACCTCACCCTCCCTTAAAAATAGACATTGGTATTTCACACAATAAAAAAAGTTTACAACACTCGATTGCCTGACGTTTGGTCGCCCACAGTTGACTGTAGGAGTTGTTACGGCGTGTGTGTGTGTGTGTGCGTCGAATGATGAACTCTTTTATAGTTATCAACGGTCGTCGTACAACGTGTAACATTGGCAATGAAGTCATTTACTTGGAACGTCACGAGCTGACACCTAAGATTAGGATTGCGTATTCATCTTACAATTATTGGGAATCTATTAGTTGTCGCATAAAAGTCGGATTCGCCAGTGGCAGAACGAAATCTGGATTCATTTTTGGCAAATCCTATATGGGGTTTACATTTGAAGCCAGTGTAACTATCAACCTTGATCCAACTGTTATTCTACTAATGGTTTATCTGGACAATTGGATGTCGATAAAAAAATTCGAATGGGATTTACGATTTAAACCCTTTCCACTGGAATTAAAGTTACGGAGCGCCATTTGTATCCGTGCCAATAGTCTCGATACATCATCATTGCCGCAAAGTTTACAACACTACGTGGCTTCGATTGGTCAAGACGACGCCTAGCGTTGTGTGTCGCCTAGCGTTGTGTGTCGCCTAGCGTTGTCGTTGTCCGGCGCCGGCGGCGATTAGAGCGATGACGACGACAAAGACGGCGATACCGATGATGACGACGGCGGTGATGTTGACGGGCGACGATGGAGGAGGATTCGGTCTAGGCAGCGGCGACGGACCTGGCGACGGACGAGGCGGCGGCGGCGGCTGAGGTGGAGCTTCAAATTTGCAATTGATGGCGTTCTTATTGTCTGAAATGTTGACATTATTATTGTTTAAATTGTCGAAAACGATTTGGCAGACGTCAGATGGGCACGTGGCGTTTTTGACGTCTTGAGTTTTCAAATAGGGTGCCGTGGCGCACGCCGGATACCAGCACCCGTCATTGAAGGGAATATGGGGTTTGACGTTGCGATAATTGGGATCGGTGGATCGTTCGACGCATTTGCAATCGGGATTGTTGGGATGTTTGACGCAATAGTTTTGCACGATCGTGTCCTTGATGTCGGCCGTTTGAGTGTTGTAAAACAGGCGACACTCGTCTCCCACCTGCGTCGTGCTGTTGATGTTGCTGCACTTTTCAAAAGGTTTACCGCTTAGAGGATCCAGAGCGCACAGTGTCGCTTCGCTGCCGCACAGTCGTTCCATCATGAGTTTGTAATTGTCATTGTCACCGAATAAACGTTTGTAATTGTCAATGACGTTGATGCTATTCATTTCATCGATATCGTATTTGCAAACGAGATTGGGAGCTTTGACTTGCCATTCGACAGAGCTCAATGGATCTACGCGACCGTCATTGAGCCCGACGTCGCATTCTTTACGATCGGGAGGCACGCAAACGCGTCGTTGAGGGCAGAATCCACCGACGCACGATTCGAACGACGTGGTTTCGTCTTCGATGCCGCCCGTTTTGTTGCATGGCAATTGTTCTGTCGAGATACTGCATGTACCGAAAGAACACGCTTGGTCGGTCGTGTACGAGTCGCGCGTGCTTGTCTGTTTCTTGAATCCGGTGTAAGACATGTGTTTATAATAAATGTATATACCTTTTACGTTACCACGACAGGTGAAGTACGAGGTCAGAAAAAAATTGACTCTGCGACCCGAAGACAAAAGGAATACGATAAATGTCACAGTCGAAGAATGCGTTAATCCAGTTGAACGATTTGGCCATGAAACATGGGTTCCAAGTCAACACTACATTTTCCATCGCGATCTCGCCGATAGCGTCGACACATCATCAACCCCTGTTTACGTGTAGGTTGCAAGTGGACGAGATGGTGACTCGCGAACACACGGGTCGCAGTAAACAGGAAGCCAAAAGAACGGCGGCTATTGAATTACTGGAACTACTACAACGTCATCACAATCGACAAAAGCCCTATTTTTCGGTACCCATCGATCCGTTTCTCTTTTGGAACGGGTCGGCTCACAAGGTCAGCGTCACGATGGGCGGTGAAACGCGGGTCGTTTCCGTTTCATGCGACCGCATTTCATATCACTATCGTCCGCCGCCGCCGCTGCCGGCGACCAATCAAACAACGGTATAAATTTGTTTTCAATATTTTGTTGTATTGGAAATCTTGAAAACACACACACAAATTAAGTTAAATTTCTGTACTGTTGAGGGACGTCTTTGACGAATCCCAATTTGGCCAGAGTGATGAGCGCTTCGTCGGCAGCTTTTTCTTGGGCTTCTTTTTTCTTGTTACTCGTACCGACGCCTAGCAATTGGTTCTTGTTGTAGGCTCGACTGACGAACATGTTGTTGTCGGCCGAACGCGAGTCCTCGTAGCGCAACTGCTGCAAATGCTGGCGCTGTTCGTCAAACAACTCTTTGAGTCGCGTTTTGCCGTCAACGAGTGCTTCATATTTGATAGAAATGGACAATTCATCGAATATGGAGGACAACAATCGGTAGCACAAATCGTATCCGGCTCCGTTGAACCATACACCTTTAATTTCGTAAATGGTTTCGTTGATGACCTCTTCGAAACAGCCAAAAAAGGCTTCGAATACATCTTCTAGTAGATTTTTTTTACGTTTAATTCTTTCTTCATTCTCTGTGGAAATGTAGTTCCAGAATCCGAGCTTCTCCGAAATGATGTTGAGCTGACCTTTGGAACCGTACTTGATCTTGAGTCGAGCGACAATGTTGACGCCGTCGCTGGTGCGCAATTGCGGGAAACGATTGTACATGTAGGACACGATGAACTTGTTGACGGTCGAATCGCCAATCTGTTCGTGGTACTCGTAATTGTTGGCCTTGTCGTAGTTGACGCTGGTGAAGGCGTTACCGAATTTGGCCATACGTTCCTCGGTCAAACAGAGTTCGATAAATTCTTTCTTGAGTTTCGCTCGAGAAAACAAATCATAAATGAGATTATAAAAACGAATAGATCTGTCACCGTGATACATGCTGTTTATAATTAGGAGGTTGACAAAAGCACTGACGATCCTAGCGTGCCATCGCAACCGCAATCACCTTCGTCAACTTCACCACCAAAGAGGTTGAAACAGTCCACCATGAAGTAGATGAGGAAGACGCTGACGAGAGCCACGAAAAGCCAAAAATAACGACCCTGTTTAATCGTCAAATCTTCTTGTATATTTTGAGCAGCATACATGTTTATTTATACGACGAATATTTAAAGAACAATAAATAATAAAGAATGGCTGACTACGTTGAAGCTTCTTCTACTAAAAAAATGCCCGCGTGGAAATCGGCTATTTTCGTCGCGACGGTTTTCGCTCTGGTATCGCTACCGTTTACGCGTCGAACGCTCGAACGAACGATACCAGCGCTACAGGACAATAACGTTCTCTATTTGGCTACCGTCACGGTTATCATGTACGTCGCGACGCTGCTCATAATTCAAGGTTCTAACTAAAAATAAATGGTAGTAATGAAGACGACGACAGAGATCGTCGCAATAGAAATATAGGCATTTTTTTCCTCGTCTTATTCGTGGTGGTGGCGCCGATCGTCGGCGTTCTCGTCTACGTGTCGCGTCGACAAACATCCGGTGGCGGCACTCGTCCACCCAATCCAAGTCCAGGTCCGGGTCCTGGTCCGGGTCCTGGTCCTGGTCCAAATCCACCGGTTCCGCCATCGAAATTGTGCGGACGACGATTGATTACAACGTTCGACCCGCAAATCGTCGCGGGAACTGACGCTTACGCCGGCAAATGGCCGTGGATGGTGAATCTGTTTAATTGCGGCGCGACCTTGATTTCCAACAGGTGGGTGCTGACGGCGGCGCATTGTATCTCCGACGCCGATTCTAACGATTTAGATTTGTTGTTTGGCGCGTTCGACACGTCTAAAAACGAGAATCAACGCATTTTGGTCAAAGCCAAACGCGTCGTCATTCATCCTCAGTACGAGAAAACCACACTCAAAAACGATATCGCTCTCATCGAATTGCCGGCGCCCATCGTGTTCGACGGCTACAAGCAACCCATCTGTCTGCCCACGCCCAATATGGTGACCCAAGGCAAAAATTTATACGCCGCCGGCTGGGGTAACACGCGTCCCGAAGCGTTTCCCGCTACGCGAGCGACCAAACTGCAAGACGTCTTGCTGCAAGAAGTGGCACCGTGCACCGAATTCAACATCAATCCGGCTCAACAATTGTGCGCCAGCAATCCGACGGGCGGTCGTATCTGTTTCGGCGACAGCGGTGGACCGCTCATGTTGCAACAGGGCGAAAATTGGCACATTGTCGGCATCATGTCGTTCGCGACGGATCCTTGTACGAAAGGTGCGGGTGGTTTCGTTCGGGTATCTCACTATTTACAATGGATTAAAGAAACCACTGGTATTCAACAATAATATAAAGAGTGCTACAGTAATGGAACAACGAGATTTTTGGATTATATTTTTGGTATTTGTCATTTTGGGCGTGGTTGGCGGTGTAGTCTTGTCTCGATCACCGACTTCGGGAGGTGCGAAACCGCCGCGACCTGGCCCTAGTCCTGGTCCGGGTCCTAGTCCTGGTCCGGGTCCGCAACCTAGACCCACAGGTGGTTGCGGCAACGTGGGCACGCAGAGCGGCGTGCAATCGTACGTCGTCAACGGCAAGGATTCGTTCGCCGGTAAATTTCCCTGGATGGCATCACTCGGTGGCTGCGGAGGAAGCGTGATTGCTCCGTCGTGGATCTTGACGGCGGCTCACTGCAATATAGCCGTCGGAGCTCAAATCGCTGCCGGTGTTTTCAATCGAGCCGTGCAAGAACCGCAAAGGCAAACGCGAACCGTTAAACGCGTCGTCAATCATCCGACGTGGAATCAAGGCGACAATTTCCGCGGCGATATCGCTCTACTGGAAGTCGATCGTCCGTTCGAGTTTACGCAATTCGTCAAACCCGTGTGTTTGCCGGCCAACGCGACGATGGATTTGAAACCGATGGTCATCACGGCCATGGGTTGGGGGTCGGTGACAGGCGACAGAGGCAGTTCGGCGACCATCATGCAAGAAGCGGAAGTTCGCGAAATGACGGCCACCATCCCGATAAAACCTGAAGAACAGTTTGCCGCCGGAGGGGGAACGAATACGACGACGTGTTTCGGCGACAGCGGTGGTCCTCTGATCGTCATGCTCAACGGACGAGCGACTCAAGTGGGCATCGTGTCTTTCGGCACCAACCCGTGTCGTCCGCCGTCGTACTATACGCGCGTGTCGTTTTTCACGTCGTGGGTGGAATCGGTCGTGGGTGCCGTGTCAAAAAACTAGTCAGCCGGCCGATACCGGGCGTGGATCCCATCGTTCCAGCGGCCGCCTCTCCGCAGCCAGCGCCCGATATTTGGCCGTCACCACCACCACCACCACCACCACCTCGCGGCGACGTAGTCGTTCGTCGGGTCGTGTGGCGACCCGTCAATCGTGTTTGGGCGCCAGCGTGGCGTCGTCGGATTTGAGTACGCTCCGCTTGTTTTCGTAGTCAAAAAGAGAAAATGGGTTCAGGCAAAAAAACGGGAGACAGCAGCAGCAGCGCCACCACCACCACCACTACTACTAATAGAGACGGCCGTGACCGTATCATTGCTCCCGAGGTGCTGATGGTTGACGAACGTGTTGACCAACTGGTTTTACCCGACGTTGATGTCCTGGTAAAGTATGTCACGTGTGAAGGTCGAGTTCGTCAATTGTCTATGCCAGTCGCCGATCGTGAAATTGCCTATCGTCAATTGACGGCCGATTTGGTCAATATCGTTTTCCTCTTTGTTTTTTTGGAGAGTGACGACAACGCCTCTGGCAATTTTGAAACATTATTTCGTCAAGAATTTCCGCTGATCGAATTGAAGTATGAAAATCCTCTAACTTTGGAAACGTTGTGCGCTCTCGATTTAGAGAAACGTGGCAAGATCAAGACAATTTTTCCCGCTGTATTGCGTCATCGAACTCGACAATTGGTGGTGAATTTTTTCGAAAACTTATTTTATTGCGACGAACAAATTGAGACTCTGTGAGAAATGGTATTTATAAATTCTATATATTACACGACGAATTGCGTCGTGTTGAAAAACGTGACGAAACCCTTGCAAATTGAAGGTTCTTGTCTGGTGAGAATTGGCACGATTTACGAAATTCAGCATTATCAAGTGAAGACGCGCGCCGTCATTCCCATTGAACGTCACACGGTGTTGGTGGCCGTTTTCAAAAAATACATCAACGATAGCGTTTGGCGCGAACACTACCACGTCCACGTGCCTTCTCTGCAAACGTTGAGTTCTTTTGTTTTGGCCGATCACAGCGTGGCCGTCCCGTGGCCGTATTCGAAATTTATTCCCGTCGAAGAAGAATTTGACGACGTGACGTTTAGCATTAGCAGCAGCAGCAGCAGCAGCGATAGCGACAGTAGTTACGTGACGACCGACTACGAAGAAGAAGAAGATTAGATCATGGACGTGTTTATCGAGAGTGACAGTCGAGGAAGTGTGGTCGATTGTCGTCAACACAATCACGTGGTGGTGTTTGGAAAGTGTACGGTACGAGTGGGAACGCAAACTCGCGTCTACGAAAAACATTGTCTTCGTTTGAAATTCATTCGCTTACCTGTGGACACGGTTCTCGTTGTAGTCTACGTCGATTGGATAGACGAATCGTTGTGGTCTCGACTTTATTTTCCTGAATCGCTGACACCTATTGGCGGTACATGCGAGATTGATTTTCCGCATCCTCGTGATTGTTTAAACATCATTTGTATCAGTTACGATAGCAACGACGATGACACAGATAGCGACAACGTATTTGATTGACACCATTGCGGAAGGGGCGTTAGACGTGGTGGCGACGGTAGTGTGTTGCGACGATTGCGAAACGGCGGCTTTTTTAGGTCACGTGGCGTGTTTGCGTCAGCCGTGGGATTGGACGTGCGCGCGAGCGGCGGCGTCGACGGGTCGTCTCGATTGTTTGAAATATTTGCACCAACGCGGTTGCGAATGGAATCATTTCGTGATGGCGGCCGCGGCACATGGCGGATTCATCGACTGTCTAGAGTACTGTATCGATCACGGATGTGCGATGGATCCTTTTGTGACGTATTGCGCGGCTCAAGCGCGTCGCGTCGACGTGTTGCACTACTTGCGTTCGCGCGGGTGCCCGTGGAATGCGGAAACGATGCGCGTTTGCGCCTACAATGACGATTTGGTCAGCGTTCGCTATTTGAGACGTCACAATTGCCCTATGCCCGACGATTGGAGCCGTGACGACGATTGCCCGTGGAATCTGATGACTCGCAACACTAGAAACAAGTGTAGAATGCTTCACGTCACGTCTCGCATGTATAAATGTCTTTTTAAAGATCCCGTTTCATTTTAATTAAATATACGTATAAATAGTGTCTGTGTAGTCGTATATATTTCTGTAGTGTTTGTAGTTTCATTTGGTGTGTGTGTGTACTGGGTAAGGCATCACATACTAAATGAAACTTTTTTGTTACCACACTGGATTGAATACACGATTTTTAACTGTATGTTTGACGGGTGGTGGAACGCTTACTTTGTCGACGTTATTGACGCCGACGTTCCGTCCTTGGACCGTTTTCAAAAAGACGGTGTCGGCTTTACTCATTTCCACGTGATCGGCCGTCATTTCCATACGATAGTCACCGACGAGCGTGCTATCGCCGTGAATGGCTAGCGAATCGACGAGTAGCGTGTAACCCAACGGGATGCGTATGCCGATAATGTCAATATGTTGATCACGCATGCGCGCCGCCATGACGAAACCTTTGGCATGTTTATCAACGGGACTCATGGCTTGTATGAAGGGATGTCGTTCGAGAAAGACTCCCTCTTTGGTCATGGCGTAGTCGTAATAGTTTTCAGCGAAATGGTAGCGAACCGAAAACATGGTTTTCTGGTTGTTTTGCGTGTCGTACGTGACGCGCGACGATTCGACGAGACGCACATTGTAGTCGATGTAGTTTCCCGGCCGGTCGGTAACGGGTACGACTAGATCGCTGTTGTTCAACACGAGCTTTCCGGCATTGGGAAAAAGACTGTCGTCAACGTTGCCCAATGAAGCGCTGAGCCACTGGACGTTGAGGCACGTGACGCATTCGGGTCGCACTATGGGCAATGTATCCACTGACGTCAACGGGTGGCGGTAGGGATCGACGCGACCGAAATACTCTAGAGGACCGATCATGGTGTCGTCGGGTGACGTGCCGCGCACAACGAGTAAATTCTTTAAATTGAGCAATAACCGGGTGGCGCACATGTCGTCGCCGATGGGTCGTGGTACGGTCTTGTAGTCGCGTCGCAGCACCGTTTCCACTCCGCATTTGAAACGAACGAATCGCATGTTTTTTATTATCACTACAGCCACGCTTGAGATGCCGTGCGCGAATTGAGAAAAAAATTCACTCGGTTAGAGATAAAAATTATCGTATCTCCAAGATTCGTAAAATGATTCAACAGCTAGCACTTGTTGTCTTTGCGTTTGGTGTTGTTCACGGAGCTATTCCTCGAAATATTCAAAATCATCAAATGGCAGCACTGGCAGCCGTTTCGACGCAACACTTGGGACACCAGGATGCGCTCAAAGTGATTATTCAAGAAAAACTGGACGCTTTCCACATGAAACTCGTCAAGAGCGTCTATACCGATGTCGGCGAATGGGTTCAATATTTCGAAAATTTCATTACGGCTAAAATATTGGATCACGAAATGTTGATGCAAAACCAAGTGGCCGATTTGGGCAGCATGTTTGAGAACACGTTGAAACTGTTTGGAAAAACGGTGAGCAAGTACGACGCCACGTTGGCTTTGTTGCAAGAATCGAGCGAAAAGATTTGGAAGTATCAGGAAAGGTACGAAACGCGGTGCGCTCGTAAATCGACGACCGATCGAACGCCTCGTCATCGTCACCGACAACACCAATCAGCGGAAGTAGTAGTACCAGAAGTAGCAGCCGCCGAAGCACCACCAGTAGCAATTTCTGCGAGCGGTGCCGAATTTGTCGACGTTGGCGGCGACTACGACGAAGCACTGGAAGCGTTCAACAACGCCACGGAATCCATCTACGTGCCAACTACGACGACCCGATCGACCATGTCTGAAGAAGTCAAGGCCGAAATCCGTCAATGGTTGAAACCTATTTTCGTTCAAGGTTAAAATTTTGTTTTTTTTAAAAAAGGTATTTTATGTTGTGTATTTTCCAAGTTTTTTTTACCTTGGAAAATTTAGCATGTGTGTAATAAAATGGAGTATGAAAATTTCATAGCCGACTACAGGAAATCCGTGTATTTCTATAAAGAATTTCAAGAGACGAAAACGAGTCGAGACATTTACAAGCATCAATCATTTTTGGCCACTTGGTTCGGCAACGTCTACAATGAAACGGATGAACTGTTGCTCTTTCACGAAATGGGAGCCGGCAAGACGTGCACGAGTATTCGCATCGCCGAACGACTGTTGACGTTGCATCCGCACGAGTATCGTGGCGTCATCGTCATCGCTCGAGGTCAAGGTTTGATCAACAATTTCGTCAACGAAATCGCCGAAAAATGCACCGACGACAAGTACAAAATCGCGCCGGCCACTTCGGCCGACGGCGAGTTCAACGAGAAACTCTTTCGCAGTCGCCAGCGCAAAAAAATCCACCAGACGTACACGTTTTTCACGTTTGAAATTCTGGCTAAAATGATCAAAGATTTACCCGACAAGGTGTTGATGCAACGTTTCGATTCGCACATCATCATCATCGACGAGGCGCACAACATTCGCGACAACGAGCACAACACTCATTTGAAAATCTACAACGAAATTCATCGCCTACTGCACGTGTTGCAGCATCGTAAAATCGTCTTGTTGACGGGCACGCCGATGAAAGACGGACCCGATGAATTGGCTGGCATCATGAATCTGATTTTACCTCTGGATCACCAAATGCCGGTGGGCAACGCGTTCACGACGACATTTTTCGACGAATCGCATCACGTCAAAAACGGAGAGCTGTTGAAATCGTATTTGAGACGACGCGTGTCCTTTGTCAAATCGGTCAACGTCGACGTGCCCAAAGTGTACATGGGTAAAGTGGTGGCTCCGTTAACGCACTTTAAATTGGTGTGTCTACCGATGCGCGAGGAACAGAACGCGGCGTACGAACGCGCTTGGCGCATGGACGCTCAGCACGTCAACGTGTACAACAACACGCGCCAAACGTCGCTGTACGTCGACGCCGAGGGCAAATGCGGAAAACAGGCCAAAGCCGTGGCTCTGTCCAAATTGGCCGACTATAGTTGCAAGTACGCTTTCGTCATCGATCGATTGGAAGAGGCTAGCGCCAAAGGTGAACTGAGTATGGTGTACAGCGATCTGATTCAAGGTTCGGGACTGTTGATGTTGGCCAAATTGTTGGATCAGCGAGGTTGGTCGTCGTCGCCGCGTCATCGTCGTTCGTACATTGTTCTGACGTCGTGCATCAGCGAAGCCAAAAAACAGCACTTGCTCGGTCTGTTCAACAGCGCCGAGAACGCCCGAGGCGAAATCATCAACGCTTTGCTAGGCAGTCGCGTCATCACCGAAGGTTTCACTTTGCGCAACGTCATTCACGAGCACATTTTGACGCCGCACTGGAATTACGGCGAAACGTCGCAAGTTATAGCTCGAGGTTGGCGCAACAGTCATCACGATTTAATCGCTATGGGTTTGCGACCGGTGGTTCACATATACCAGTACGCGGCCGTGGCGCGCACTTTTCCCAGCATCGATCTCATCATGTACAACATTAGCGAACAAAAAGATTTTCAAATCAATAAGATTGTTCAATTGGTCAAAGAATCGGCTTTCGATTGTTATCTGTTCAAGGAGCGCAACGAATGCGGCGACGACGGCGAACGCGATTGTCAGTATCGAGCGTGCAAGTTTACGTGCGACCAAGAGCCGCAAGGTGACGAAGCGTTTTCCATCACGCGCAACTACGATCTTCATTTCTACACGGGTTCCAAAGAATGGACTCGTCATTTCGAGTGGTTGCGTGACCTGTTTCGTCGTCGTTGGTGCGTTCCGTGGTCGGAATTCGAAAGTGCTACTCAGCCGCTGGACGTGACGCGCATGCAATTGGTTCAACTGATCAAGCACGTGGTCAACACGTACGTGGTGATGGTGAATCCTCGAGGCAACGCATCTCACGTTCGCTACGACGACACGGGTGTCTATTTGACGACGTTGTACGACCGAAAGCGAGCCAATTTCTACGACTACTTGTTGAGTAAATACGAATCGAAACCAATGCACACGACGGCGGCGTTGAGCATGTGCACGTATTTGCGACGCAATTTCGTGGCCGACGTGAAACGTTTTCAGAACGACAAGAATTTCTTGATCAATATGCCGACGTTTTTGCAGCGCATGTTGTTGAAAAACGTGTTGCGATTGAGGTGCACGCGACCCGAAGCGCACGTGGCTCTGCAGCGCACCGTGTGGTTGCACTACAAGTCGAGCGTGTACGAAGACGATCACCGTTTGGGCTACCATTTGCGTCGCGGCGATTCGTTTTGCGTGGACAAGAGAACGGGTTACGAGTGCGACACTCGGGTGGTGGACGATTATTTTCAAGCTCGAAAAGTACAGTTTGAAAATAACGAGTACGGATGCTACGGGCAGGAGAATCGCGATCTCGGTGAATTTTGCATCAAGATAACTGACAATGATAAAAGTAGTAGTAGGAGTAGTAGTAGTAAAAAAGGTGATGGTTGTAGCGGTGGTGCCGCCGCCGCCGCTGATCGACGTAAAATCAAGAGCGGTCGTCGCTGCGTCAATTGGCACAAATCCGAGCTGATTAAATTGATTGAAAATAAACTGAAATTTCCCGTAGATCACGCTCTGAGTCGCATTGAATTGTGTCGTCTCATTGAACTGTTTTTGAAATCCAAGAAACTGATTGAAAACGACGACACGTGCGGCACTCAGTACAAACGCAAATTGTTGGACGACGACGAAAATAACTAATTGTAACTGAGAGAGATCCATCGATATCGACCGTCGTACGCGTCTCTGACGGAAGCGTAGAGCGTGTTATCTATGCCGACGACGACGCGATTACGATGTTGTTCGGCGCTCTCTTCGGGTTCCATCATGTAATTGACCATTTATTTTTAGATTTGAATAGCTCTAAATTCTTCGAGTGAATAGGCGGCCATACATTCGCTACTGCAGAAATGAATGATTGGAAAATCGGTTTCGTACGTTTCGATAAAAACGGCGTCTTTGGCCTTGTGCTGACGACAGTGCATGCAGAGACGTTCGTGGAAGGCTAAATGTTTTTCAATGAGAAGGACCAACTGATTGACTTGGTCGTCATCGTCGGCGGCGATAATGTGAGCGTTATCGGTACTATTGGTGGTGGTTGTAGATGGCGGTTTGACGTACGTGTCGAGGAAACGCTGAAGAGCGCGTCGATCGAGATGCACTCGCGTGTACGGATTGACGCCACTTTCGTGTTCGATAATGTGAAACATTTGGCCGATAGAAAATCCGTAAATGTCGTTGCCGTCTTGCATGTAGACAATGTCCTCTTCGGCGACGTCGACGAGATGCGTGGCGTTTTTGCACACCGTTTTCCAGCTGGGTAATTGGACGAATTTAATTTTGGACGAAACCATTTTGGTCCTGCCGCCGTAATTCATTTTGACGCTGCTGTTGTTGACCAGTAGGGAATCGATGCATTCGCGTCGGGTTTCCACCCATTGATCGTACAATTGCCGGCTAACGTGCTGGAGAGTTTCGACCGGCGTGGCGGCATCGTTGTACAATTCTCCCAGTTTATCGTACTCGTTCATAAAGGGCAACATTTCAGGATTGTAGTACTTTTTTTTGAATCGTTTGACAAAGACACTTTCGTGGACGATCGACAGTTTGGGATTCAAAAATATAACGAATCGACACATTTCGTCGATGAATTGACGGCCTACGGTGAAGCGTTCGGCAAAGACGTTGATGACGCGCCGAACATAGTCGCAGTCCATGTCGAGACGACATTTGATGTAGCTCTTGAAAAACTGGCCGTACGTTTCGACGTCGACGTTGGCGTCGAGAATGCGTTGAATTTCATCGGTCCTGATGTTGTGCTTCCAATTGACGAGATACTGTTGCTGAGCGTTGAAAATCTCTTCGTTTTGTCGGAAAAGTCCGTACTGGGTGATGATGCCGACGATGAATCGGTATTCGACGTTTTTATGAACGACGGTGGTGACGTTTCCCTGTTGGGATTTACGTCGAGCGACGCTCTGCACGTCGAAATAGAACTTGTTGGCTCGATGATAGGTGTTTCCCTGATCGTCGCGAAGCGAGTCTTGCAAGATGATGAGCGATTCGGCGGCTAAATTTTGAACGCACAAATAAATGTCGTTGACCTTTTCTTTGAACCAAGGTAGGATGCGATAAAAGTCACGTATTTCGTTGAAAAATCCATCTTGATTGAAACGAACAGTTTCCGGCTGTCGTTTGGGTGTGTCGATGACATTTTTTTGCGAATCGAGACATTTGGTTTCCATCGTTTTATTGTTGTGTGCGCGCGCACACGAATCGCGGTATATATATATATATAAAGTGCTACACGTGTGTGTGTGCCCCACAAAAAAATGCTAGACCTCTTACCGGAAGAAGTGTTGCGCCAAATAGCCGCGTATTTGTCGTACGTCGACTACAAGAATTTGTGGTACGTGATGCCGAGCGTGAGAAGCGAAACGAGACACGCGTTCGCCGAACGACTGAATGATTATTTTTCAACTATCGAAACTTTGGCTACAGCGTCGGAGTGTCCAGAGTCGACTACACAAAATCGGTTAACGGTGGAATAGTTTCGCGAGCGCCAAACAGTTGGTGATTGATGTAGAGAACGTGAAGACCGAGATCGGAGGGCGTGACGCGAAGACCGTAAAAATTGGCGTACGGTCCGGCTTTGGAGAGAACGCGCTGAGACACATCTTTGGTGCCGTCTGTGATGACGACGAGATCGAAAAGCGATCGCGACACGTGTCGTTCGGGCCACAGCGAGTACTCGTCTTCGTTGAGAAGAAACGAGCACCGATGTTTGGTCATGTTGAAGGGACGATTTTTCCATTTATAGAGACGAGACGACCATTTGATCTTGTACCACACGTAGACCCAGTACAAAATTGGATAGATAAAAGCTCTGAACAAGAGTGTGGCAGCCGACAGTAGAAGGAGAGCCAGAGTGTAATACAAACATCCTAGAATATCTATATCCATATTTTGTTTTTTGGAAATCTTTTGTTTAGCTGAATAAAAAATGGGTACGTCAATGTCACAGCCTCGGCGACAGACTATAGATCGACAACATTATGTGTACTACTATTGCATTGGCGGCTACTATTGTTTTTACCGTCCTTGTGTAGTGTGATTCATTTAATTCCAATTAAATGAATCGCAAATCATTGTCAGAATACGTTATTTTCGTCACAACGACTATCGTTCCAGCTACTGCAACCGAAAGAGTTGCGTTTCTCATACCATTTGTCTCTCTCATAGTTGTGTGTTTCTCTCAGTAAGCCATTGACACGTGAAACAACGTCACGAAATCATTCGGTCCATCTATGGAGATATCAAACACCGTGATGACGAGCACGGACAAACGCATCGACAAATATAACCCTTTGCAGGTGCCTAAAGTGCCCATCAAGGGTCACAACCAACTGTATCAAAAGAAAACCTCTACGGGTCAGAAAAGAACGGCAGTCTAGTCTGCCATATACAATCATCCACGACGACGATTTCCCCGCGCACGATTTCCTTTACGACCGCATCAACATCGACCTTACGCATGGTGGAAAAAGGAAAGAAAAGACCAATCCGAAACTTAATCCGAAACGGGATCGACGTACCACTGAGTGTGGAAAAAAAGAACAAAAAGTCCAACGACGACGTCTAGTAGCCAAAGAACCCGAAAAACTTTTCCTGTTGATAATCACCGCCTTGGATAATAAAAATCAACTAATTCTCGGTCGAAAGATTCGAAAGACAGTCACTCACGTATCTGAATGAATTCGATATCCCCCTCTGTCGCAAACAGCTCCACTAAACTGTAGATCCCATGAACACAACTAGTGCCATTTTACGAAATTAACAAATGTACTTCCATCTGAAATCATTGGAATCTCAATCCCAACTCTCTGTATCAGGTACACAAACAAAGTTGTGAAATGACCCACCCCTTAGAAACATTGGGGGAATGGAGAAATAACCACCCGATCTATCGCCGAGTGAAACCCACTATACAACAACCAACAAAGTTGCGTGTCATCAACCATGCCAGTGAATTACCAACACAGCAGTCCACATTTAGTTCTTTACATACTTTCGTAGTCTGTTGTCTCCTTTATTTTTTGACCTGGACGTAGTATACACCCACTACTTATTACTTTTGTAACCACACGTCACACCTTGAACGTGAAATGACCACACTCTTCTACCCCCAAGAGTTCAATTGCCTCCCTAGTTGGGGGTACCAATAAATTCAAATTCTCCATGATTTTTTAGTGTGATGGACGCGGCCATTTAAATTTGCCAAACAATTCCTTAAAACCAATGCAATCACGTGGCCTCGTACAACACATTAAAACAGCAACGCACAAAAAAGCCTGGCAGAATCCTCATCGCTCGAGCGTCTGATTCGTTACGTTCCAGCTTCACACACTGATAGCGCAACAAATCAGACGGTCGAGTAATGACAAAGACACTGCCACGCCTTTTTCGCGCGTTGCTGTTCCAACGTGTTGTACGAGGCCACTTGATTGCATTGGTTTTAAGGAATTTTTTGACAGAATCAAATGGCCGCATACAGCACATTAAAAAAGCAACACAATCTATTCGAAAAATAACCCCTTTTGAAAAATCAATTTGCCATTTGAAGAACCTAATACACACAGTATCCCATATTATCATGTATTTAGACTTATTTGCGGCTGTTGAGAATTTTCTTTTGAAATTTACTCTTCATCGTGTGAACGTTGATGCGAGGATCGTAGCCGAAACGACGACCAAAGTACATCATGGCGTTGTAGCGACGGTGTTGGTGAGCGATGAGAGTGAGACTCGTTTTGGCTTCAAACTCGTCGAGAAAGTACATGAAAAACGACAAACTGATATTGTGCCTAATCATGCGCATATTGAAATCGGGTCGAGCCAATACGTTGGACAGAAAATCGATGGGATCGCCAAAGGAGCAGAGCGACAAACGATCGATGGAGCACGTCGACACGTCCGGTGACTGTTGCGTGTCGGGTAGACCGAGCCAGTGATAGACGGCAGCCGAACATTCGCTATAATCGATAATCGGGATGACCATGCGACGCATGATGATGTTGAGCGATCGAGCGTCGGTGCACGAACGCAAAATCGTTTTGCACGTGTCGACGTTTTCGATGAGCGGATAGTCGTGTTCGGCGACGAGCCGAGCCAGCATTTCGAATCGCATGCGACGCACCAACCAGTCGGCGACGCGAGCATCCCAGCCGTGCATTTTAGCTAGATAGACGCACGTGTCGTACGTGTCGACACACGTGTACGTCATCATGGGATGCTGACCCAAGAGAGACGAATTCAGGTACTCGACGCACGGTCGCGACTTGCGAGACAAATGGACGAGATAGCAAATCTCGAGATCGGTCAACAACGTTTTCGGCAAGAGGTACTCTAAAAAGGTGACGAGACGTTTTTTGGCGGCGCGCACGCACAAGTCGACGAGAACGCGATTGTCTTCGTGATGTTGCATCGCCAGTCCCTGGTGTAAACAGTGGACATGCTGGGTATCGAAACTAGCCACGAGTTTGACGGGTCGCTGACAGCACACGCTGCTCTTCTTGTTCTTGACAATGACTTTCATTTCTAGAGGTGGTTGAAAGGGATTTGGTGGAAGATGTCTAGAGCGACGACGAGAAGTCAAATTCGGTCAGCCGAGCAAAATTTTACCGAGAGCAAATTGATTACGTACGTCATCGACGAGGTCAAAAAACTTGAAAGTCAAGCACGGCCGGACGCGCAGTTACCACTGCACTGACGGGTCTGGGCGGTGCGCGACTTTACAAAGGGTTTGGTTGTGTTGAATCCATCACTTTCTCATTTCCGTTGATACAACAATTTATAGGGCACAGAAAAAACCAAAAAAAAACCAACAAAATAATGTTCTCTTTTGATGATGTTAAATTTGGGTACACTCTATTTCTTTTTTTTGGACCAATTGTTTGATAAGCAAAAAAAACGATAACATTTATGACTACTATCGCCATGACGTGTAATTGAAAACAAAACAAAACATGCCATTGATCTAAGCTACAGATACAAACGCAAATTAGCAAACCTTACGCTAAACACGGGATTTTATACATGTGAATTTTTAAAAGTGTCTATAACTCTTTTAAAAAATTAGCGAACGGTGAACGATTGACGACTGACGACGCGGTCGCGGACCGTCGGCAAAAGCCGTTCGGCGTAAGCGAACCCAATTCGTCCGTCGCTGGCCGCCGCGGCGATGCGATGCGTTTCCCTACCTCTGAAATAAACGTTGGTATTGGTGTCACTAGCACGTTGAGTCACGGGACGCGTCGTGTACTCGATTTGAATGGGCGTGTGTTGCAGGGAAGCTGCAGCCACTTGCGGTCGACTCGTGTACTGAGATTGATGATACGGTGTGACGTCACGTAATTGTAATTCGCTGCGCACGGCGTTGCCGGGCTCTCTGCCGTTTTCCACGCGCACGTGCGGCAAGTAGGCGCGATTGGGATCGACGCTCCCGGCTCGAGTTTTTGATGTCAAGCTCTCGTCGTGCGATTGGCCGAAAGGCAACAAGAGTTTTCGCGTGGCTCCCGTCTCGGCGCCAGCGTACAACGGTTGACCTAAATTACTAATTTCCGGTAGAGGCGCTGGTGTCATTTGTCGCTCGATGTCGGGTTCGAGTTTTTCGTAGAATCGCGTTTCGTGGGCGAGACCGTGAGGGGCGGGTCGATCGGGTTCGTGAACACCGTGCGGTCGAGCCGAAGCGAATATTCTTCCCTCTATGACTGGCAAGTCGGGACGGTGTTCGACGACGACGCGCTCGTTTCTCTCGGCGTACAGCGGATCTTGATTGTTCGACGTCCACTGGGTGACGCTGGTACTCTGTCTAGGCAGACGACTCAACGGCATTAAATCTTCTTGACGTTGAACGGGTGGCCTGAAGACGCCCAATTTATAGGGCAATGACGCCTGCTGGCCACCGTTGGTGTTTTGCATCATGACGGAGACCATTGGATCGACACCGCGAGCGTAAGGTAAAATGGCTTCTTTGATGCGATCGTAAGCGTTGCCCATATCGTCGAGAATTTCGTTGTCTTGTCCGACGCGCGTCTTTCTCGGCAATTCCAAACTTTGTTTGGGTTGTTTTTGAATTGTCGGATTACCGCCCATTGACCACGAATCACCGACGGTTCCTAGACCGGCGGGACGGTAGCCAATTATTGCGTTATGTATTCCGATCATTTATTAAAGACGAGTGTCGCTCTTTAGAAAGAAGCGGTGCCTACTTAGCGCTGCACACTTGCTGTATGAATCTGAGCATTGTTTGGTGTGTATTTTATAATTGATAATTTTTTTTCTACGCAGCCTTTTTGCTCGACCAATGATGGAAGCGTATTTTCAAAGACGAAAAGATTTCTACACGCACGTCGTCTTGGACGGCCAACGAGGATGCTGGTACTTGCCACTGGAGAACAAGGCAGCCTTTCACGCCGACTATTGTCTTCGTCAACGACAATGGTGTCTGGCCGAGAAACCGGGAACGACAGTGCCCATCCTGGTCGACGTTGATTTGAAACGAGCCATCGGCGGCGGCGCTGCCGACGACGAACCGTTGTACACGCGCGATCAGGTGTTGACGTTTGTCGAACACTGTCGCGGCGTGCTGAAAAAAATGGTTCGCAACGCGGACGCGACGTGCGTGTTGCTGGAAAAGAAGGCTCGCGTCGAAAAAGGTTTCCACAAGCACGGATTTCATTTACATTTCCCGAAATGTTTTTTGACGACTCGCGATTTCGGCGCCGTCCACAGGGCGCTCAACACGTTTCCCGATTGGGATTTGGACGATCCGACGGGTAAATTTTGGCTCGTCTACGGCAGCTCTAAAACACTGGAATCGGAAGCGTACATGGTGACGGAAATTTTCAGCGACCATGGAGAAACAGATTGCTTGGAATACGACGATCGCGGTCACGATTTCGAAATGATGCCCAGCATCGATGATTTCTCGTCACTGGTCGAGTGGCTGAGCATCAACAATCACGGACGACCGACGCGACAATTGACGGCCGAAGCTGCGGCGGCGGCGTTGAGTGCACGCAGCAGCAGCAGCAGTATTCCGTTGACGGAATTTTGCGACGACAATGACGACGATGACGCTAATAATAGCGGCGGTGAAGATCAGACACGATTGCTGGAAGCTTTGTTGGGCGTCATCAAGAAGGATCGAGCCGACGACTATCACACGTGGATGGAAATCGGCATCATTATTTACAACGAAACGCGAGGCAAAGGATTGCCGATATTTCTGCGTTTCAGCGAATCGTCGACGAGCAAGTACGACGAAGTGGGTTGCCTAACATTTTGGCGCAACTTGAAACTGCAAAAACGTCGCAAAACTCTGGGCACGCTCATTTTTCTGGCGCGCAAAGACGACGCCAAGGAGACGGAACGCGTGCTCGACGAGTGGAAAGCGGAACGCGTGTCGACGGTGCCGACGACCGAGTACCGCATCGCTGCCGATTTCTACGAATGGAATCCCGACAATTTCATGTACTGCTCTCAAAACAAGTGGTGGTACATTTTCGACAAGCACTATTGGCGTAAAATCAACGACGAACAACTCTACTTTACACCGATGATGGTTCGCATGAGCGACTGGTACAAGAACCGTTTGTCGTCGTACGACGACATTAACGACAAGAAGGCGGTGGGCAGTTTGATTCGTAAACTGGAAACGTCGAGCAGTCAAAACAATATTATTAGGCAATTGTGTTCATTCTATTTCTATTCGGAAGACTTGCCTCAATTGATGAACATGAACGCCAATTTGGTGGCTTTCAAGAACGGCGTCTACGACACGGAGCGTCACGTGTTTCGCGAAGGCATGCCTCGAGATCTCATCAGTAAATCGTTGGCCATCGACTACGTGTCGGAGCCGTCGCAGCGCGACTTGAACGATTTGCACCAGTATTTCGAAATGATTCTACCCGATCCGGAGGTGCGCGAGTACTTTTTCCGCTGTCTGTGCGGCGTCTTTACGGGCGGCAACCCGGAAAAGATTTGCCTCTTTTGGACGGGCAAGGGCAACAACGGCAAGAGCAAGACGCAATTGTTGTTTGAGAAAATGTTTGGCGTGTTGGCGTGCAAGTTGCCCATCAGCGTGCTGACGTCGAAACGAGGCAAAGTGGGCACGGCCACACCCGAATTGGCCATGTTGGCGGGAGGCGTGCGATGGGCGGTGGTGGAAGAACCGGAAGAGACGGACGCCATTCAATCGGGTATTTTCAAGAATCTGACTGGCAACGACAGCATTTACGCCCGTCCCGTCTACGGTCAACCCATCGAATTCACGCCCATGTGCAAACTGATGGTCATTTGCAATGAATTACCGATGATTGTGGGCGGAGATAAGGCGACATGGTTGCGCGTGCGCGTCATTCCTTTTGAATCGCGATTCAGCGCGTCGGCGCCGGAAGATCGAGCCGAACAAATGCGTTTGAAACATTTCCCGATCGACGTCAACGTGGAACGTCGTTTTCCCGTCATGGCGCGCACGTTGGCTCACTACTTGTTGCGCCTCTACAAAATCAAAATGGAAGACGAAGAGCGAGGCGTCGTCTACCGCATTCCCGACAAGGTCAACAAGGCTAGTCTAGAGTATCAGATTAGCAGCAACAAAATCTTGGCGACGTGCCAAGAACTGTTTGTGCGCGTCAGTCAGCCGCGCGTGACGATGGAAGAACTTTTCGGCATCGTCAACAAGCACTGGAAAATCTACTACAGTCACGAAACGTTGTCGCTGCAAACGTTCGCCAATCACTACGCCGACATCAACGAGAAGGGAGTGTACTACGCGTTCAAAGACGGTAGTGCAGCTAACGTGGTGGAAGAAATTATTCGAGAATAAAAAAGTTTTTGAAATTGTGTAAATATATAGTGTGATTTCAAAAATATAGTTGTGTAGTAAATTGATTGTGTGTGTATTGTTTCTCTCTCTCTAAGGGTAATAATCATGGAAGACAACCACCATGGCATTTACGAGATTGACAAGATTCATTTCGGCATTTTGTCGAGTAAAGAAATCAAAGATATGGCCGTCGTCAACGTGACCAACAACAAGATTTGCGCCGAAGACGGAACGGGAACCATTTACGATCCGCGAATGGGACCGACGCGAGGCGCGTGCGTTCAATGCGGACTGGACGTGACTCGTTGTTGCGGTCACATGGGCTACATTGAATTAAATCGGCCCATCATCAACCCGATTTACATTCAACACGTGGTTCTGTTGCTCAAGTGTTTCTGTTACACGTGCCACCGTTTCATTTTGAATCGCGAGCACATGGAACTGCGAGGACTCATGGCCTTTAGCGGTAAACGTCGTTTCGCCGCTTTGATCGAGTACTTTAAACGACTGGTTATTTGCGTGCACTGTCAACGAACGCAACCCGACTACAAGATTTCGACGATCGATTCGCACAATGTCATCCACAGTTTTCACGACGCTTCGAACGGCAGTAAAACCGTCATCGATCCGCAAGAGTGTCTGGTTCGTTTCGAAAACATTAGCGACGACGAGGTGCGGCTGATGGGTTTCGATCCGACGCTGGTGCACCCGAAATCGTTCATCATGACCCGTTTCCCCGTCATCCCGACGTGTTGTCGACCGTTGATCGTCAACGAGGGCCAGTGTTGCGACGACGATTTGACGTTCCAGCAAATGGAAATCATCAAAAACAACGCCATGGTGTTGACGGCGGGCGGTGAAAAGTACTACAACAATCTCATGTTTCGCGTGTCGACGTACTTTAACAATACGAGCAAAAAGGCGAAGCACGCGACGACGGGTCGACCGATCAAAGGCATCAAGGAGCGCATCGGCGGCAAAGACGGCTACATTCGCAACAATTTGTTGGGTAAACGCGTCAATCAGTCGGCGCGGACGGTCATCGGTCCGGATCCGTTTATCGATATGGACACGTTGGTCGTGCCGCAAATCATGGCGCAAATATTGACGATTCCCGAACGCGTTTTCGATCGCAATTTGGAACTGGTCAAAACGTGGATGGATAGCGGTCGCGTCAATTATCTGGTCAAACCGGACGGTCGTAAAGTCAACGTGACGCGACGCTACCACATCATCAAACACGGCGACGTGGTGGTGACGCCCGACGGAAAGAAACACGCCGTGATGGACACGCGCGTCGACTACCCGGACGGTTCTCAAAAGTTGGTGGACGGTGTGCTGACACCGTTGGAAAAGAGTTACGAAACGCCGGTGGAAATCGGCGACGTGGTCCATCGACAGTTGCGCGACGGCGACTATGTCATGTTGAACCGGCAACCGACGTTGCACAAGGCGAGCATGATGGCTATGAAATGTAAAATATTGAACATAAAAACGTTGAAAATCAATCTGGCCATTAGCAAGCCGTTCAATTGCGATTTCGACGGCGACGAGATGAACATTCACGTGCCGCAGAGTCTGGAGGCGCGCGTCGAATTGGAATTGTTGAGTCGACCGTCGCAATGTCTGATTAGCAGCCAGGCGAGCAAGCCCAACATGTGCATCGTGCAAGACACGTTGTCGGCGGCGTATTTGATCACCAAGAATCGCGATCGACCGTTGGCTCGCGATCGTTTTTTCCAGATTATGATGTACGCTCACGACATCGTCATTCCGATCAAGAAGCGCTACACGTTTATCGATATCGTGGACGCCGTGTTGCCGTCGACGTTGACGTACACGACCGACGATTTAACGATTCGCGATGGCCATCTCGTGAGCGGTGTCTTGACTAAACGTTATTTGGGTTCGACGAATTGCAGTCTGATTAAGGTGTTGAATTTCACGTACGGCCGCGACGAGTGCGTCAAGTTCATCAACAATATTCAGTACGTGTGCAACCAGTGGTTGTCGTACTACGGTTTCAGCGTCAACGCCGAAGACTGTTTGCGCTCGTCGGGCGATTCGACGGCCATCATCGACAAGTGTTTACGCGAAGCGGAAATGTGTCACCACACGTACCGGCACCCGGCTGTGCGCGAAAAGAAAATCATCGACTGTCTGAGCAAGGCCAAAGATATCGGTATGAAAATCGCCAAAGAAAATCTGAGACCGACGAATAATTTTCTGACGACGGTCGAATCGGGTAGCAAAGGTGACTATTTTAATATCGCTCAAATCACGGGTCTGCTCGGTCAACAGACGGTCAACAACGAACGCGTTCACGGCACGATGAACAACGGACGGCGAACGTTGCCGCATTTCCCGTTGGATCGTAAATTGACGGTGCACGACGAGTACATTAGCAAGGGATTCATCGAGAGTTCGTTCGGTAAAGGTTTGTCGCCGGTCGAGTTTCTGTATCACAGCATCAGCGGTCGCAAGGGAGTGTGCGACACGTCGTTGAGCACGGCGGCGACGGGATACAATATGCGACGCACGTTGAAATTGACGGAAGACATTCGCATCCAGCCGGACGGAACGGTGCGCGACAATCATCAGCGTTTGTATCAGACGTGCTACAATCAAAACGGCTACGATCCCACGCGTTTGTACGGCGGAGGCAAGATTTGCGATATCGGGTTTTATTTGCGAAATAAATCGAATAAGAATAAATGACTAAACTAGCGAGTCGCAAACGAGTGAAACGATGCGTGTGTCCAGCAGCTCCAGCGACGACGGCGAAAAAAACCAGAAAACGCGCCACCAAACGTCGAACGATTCGTCGATCGCACTGCAGCAAAAGTCGTACCCGAGTCGTCATCAGCCATCCGTCTCGACGACGACGCTCTCGTCGCAGCATCAGAAGATAAATATGAACCGTGGTGGTAGGAGAGAAACGTATTGTGGCAATAA